TTACTCCACGGTGATGGTCAGCGCGTCGGCCACACGGCCGGCCTTGGCGCGGGCGTCCGTCTCATCGGTGCCGACCGCCAACGCCACCGCCATACGGCGATGTCCATGCACTTCGGGCTTGGCGAAAATACGCAAGTCCGTCCCCGGCTCGGCCAACGCCTGCGCCACATCGCCGAACACCGCCTCGCCGTCGCCCGCTACCACGATCGCATGGCTCGCGGCCACCGCGCCCTCCGGCATCGCCAACGCCACATGCCCCTCGGTCACAGGCAATCCCAGAATCGCACGGGCGTGCAAGGCGAACTCGCTCAAACGCTGCGAAGCCATCGTCACCATGCCGGTGTCGTGCGGACGCGGCGACACCTCATTGAACAGCACCGAACCATCGGTGAGCACGAACAACTCCACGCCGAACACACCCCACCCGGTCTCGCCGGAAGCCTTGGCCTTGGCCACCAAACCCTCCACGGCGGCTCGGGCGATACGCCGAGCCTCGTCCAACACGGCGCCGGGCGTAGAGGCCGGCTGCCAGGACTCGCGGTAATCCCCGCTTTCCTGACGCTGACCGATCGGCACGCAGGCCGCGATGCCAGCGCTGGAACTCACCGTCAGAACCGTCAGCTCATAGTCGAGCGGCGCCAACGCCTCCACAATCACACGCGACACATCGCCCTCGCCGGCGGCACGGCGGCCCTCCTGCGCCTCGGTCCACGCGGCGTCGATCGCATCGGCCCCGCGCACAATGGATTGGCCGTGGCCGGAGGAACTCATCACCGGCTTGACCACGCACGGATAGCCCACGGCCAGCGCCCCCTCGCGCAACTCATCGAGCGAACCCGCGAAACGGTACGGCGTCGTCGGCAATCCCAACTCCTCATGCGCCAGCACGCGCAGGCGCTCGCGGTCCATGCAGATCCCCGCGATCTCGGCGCTCGGCACCACCTGCGCGCCGCGGGCCGCCGCGCTCGTCAACACCTCGGTGGCGATGGCCTCCACCTCGGGCACGATGATATCCGGACGAACCTCGTCGAACAGCGCCTGCAGCGCATGGGCGTTCGCCATATCCAGCACACGGGACTCGTGGGCCACCTGCTGCGCGGGCGCGCCCGCATAGGAGTCGGCCGCGCACACCCATGCGCCAAGCCGCATCAGCTCGATGGTGACCTCCTTGCCCAGCTCGCCGGAGCCGAGGAACAGGATGCGGGTCGGACGGGAACCAAGGGGAGTGCCCAGCGGGCGGTCGATTTCACTCATACGCAATATTGTGCCATGCGCCCTGTGCAGGCCGCGCTTGGGAATCGTATGCGGCGGGGTATGGTATGAGGGCGATCGGAGGCGGAAACGGCGTGAAGCGACACGCTGTACACGCCGTGGTAGTGCCCGTCCGAGAAATCATGTATAGTATCCATCTGTTGTGTGGATTTCGGTTCACCGAAATAACTCAATAATGGTGGATATAGCTCAGTCGGTAGAGCATCTGATTGTGGTTCAGAAGGTCGCGCGTTCGAGCCGCGTTATCCACCCCACTAGGAAACCCAGTGTTTCCAACGATTAAGCCCCTCTTGGACGATATTCCGAGAGGGGCTTTTTCGTATCCGTGTTTGACAAACGCATGACAAATGACGCGGGAGTGCGGCGCGACACGCCCGGACATGCGAGAAAGGCCCCGCCGAAGCGGGGCCGGGTGAATCTGGCTCATCAGTAGTTCTCGAAGAACCATTCAGTGCATTTCGATGGGTCTCCGCCGACCATCTCTTGCCGGAGGCATCTGCCGTAACTGTCGCTCACCTGCTCCTCGTGGCGCTTCTGCGCGACCGTCGAACCGATCGTTACCGCCAGTGCGATGAACACGATGATGCCGAGTGTGGCGAGGGCCATCGTCAGCTGTTTCCTGTTCTTTCGCGTCTGTGCCGCGGTCGGGGACGCCTCCACCGCACGTATGATGCCGTCGAACACGATGGGCGCTATGGTCGGGTCGTTGATCGTGACCACGCAGTCGTCGCCGTTCGGGAATATGGACGCGGTGAAGCTCCTGCCGTTGATGGTGGCCGACAGTTCCATCGTCACGTCGCTGGCGGACGGGTTCTCCGTATGTTGTTCCGCCCATTGTTTGAGCGCTTGGAACACGGCTTGGGCCGGGCGCGTGTAGTATTTCTGCGCTGGCTGCTGGGGAGTGGGTGCCGGTTGCTGCGTCGGCTCGGTCATTTCTTCTCACCTTTGTTTGCGGCGGGCGGTGCCATGCGTTCGAGCGCGTCGGCGGCGCGGCGCATGTCCTTCGCGAGTCCGCTTTCCCTGATCGAGTCCATGACCGCCTGCTTGACGATGACGAACATGACGCCCAACGCCACGACGGCCACGATCAACGCGATTACGAGTGTCTCCATGTCGGCTCCTTCTCTCTGATATGGGAATGCCCCGCGCGGTGGCGGGGCGCTTGCTGGATATTTTATATGAGGATGCTGAGTTGTTGCCGGTAGTCCTCCAAGACTTGCACGGTGACGCCGAGTTCGCCGGCCATGTGCCATACGTCGGCCTCGTACATTTGTTCGACGGTGGCATAGTCGGCCTGGCTTATAAGCCGTAGGGCTGTCTCCTTGCGGGTGAGGCGTTCCTCCCTCAACGTGCCCACCTGCATGCCTCGTCGGTGGTGTTCGGCGTGGATGATCTCGTGCTGCAGCGCGCAGAGTCTTTGGTTCGGGCTGAGTCCGTCGTGCAGGTAGATGACGCCGTGCCGTGAATCATATAGGCCGTTGCCTCGCGCAAGGGGCTGTTCGATGATGAGCAACCCCATTCGCATGGCCTTCTTCTCCAATTCCCCCTGTCTCAATCAGCCCTCCGTCGGTGTCTCCGATTCGATGTCCCTGTTCTCGTCGATGTTAGCGGCGATTCCGTAGGTTGGAAAATCTTTACCGTCGATGGTGGTCGGGTCCACCTCCATGTCGGGCTCGACGTGGATGGTCTCGCTGTCGAACGAGCTGCTGTAGTCGCCTTGCGAATGGTAGTCGTTGATGCGTCGGGCCATTTCGTTGATCAGCTCGTCGTTCGTCGCGTTTCGTAGGGCGCTTGTCATGGCGGACATGTTGCGTTCCGATTCCTCTAGGTATCCGAAGGCGATCAGTCCATCAACGGGGTCAGCGCCGAAGGCGCGGGCGATTTTAATGACGTTCTCGGCTGAGAAGTTCAGGTCATCATTCCACTGACGCCAAGCGGTCGATCGGGTGATGCCGGTTTTGGCGGCTATCACGTTGGCATTGTCTGCATGTGTTACGGCTTCAAGCCATGTTTTTTTACTCATGTGTTTCATTATGAATGATTTATTGATTCTTGTCAAGACACGCCGGCGTGTGATTTATCTTGACACAAAACGTTTCATGGTGGTACATTCTGTTGCAGAACGAATCACGAAATGATTCACTCTAAGACTACCGCACAAGGAAAGGGGTGTTATGGCAGAAGCAAAGCTCATGTTCAATGACGGTTTTCTCGACCGTGCCCAGAAGATGAGCGGCCTACGGACAGTCGAGGCGTTCGCCGGCGCTATAGGCGTAAGCGAAAGCGTTCTCAACAATGCTCGAAAAACGAACGTGGCTACTCCGGCGATGATCGTCGGCCTGTACAAGGCGTTCGGTTTCCAGCCGGGCGAGGTGTGCAAGGTTCGACCGACCACGCTCGCCAACGCCAGCCAGATGGAAACGGAAGTGGCCGCATGAACGCCGCGAATACCGTAGCCGTCTCCAATCGAACTGGCATCATCAAACGCATTCAAGGCTTCATGGAAGGCGTTGAATACAGGTCTTTGCGGTTCCGTCCACTGGCTAACTCCAAGGAGAACATGCGCGTCTACCGCAACGGGGTTGACATGGTTGCCGACTCGCTGGTTGGAATCAAGAAGACGCTTAACAACGGGGAGTTGGACAAGCTGCTGCCGCTCGTGAGGTCTTTCGGGATTCTATCGACGGTCTGCCTTGAAATGCGCCTTATGGCCGTGGCGGCGAACAACCGCGTTCCGAAGCGGCTTCATTCGGACTACTGCACCAACGCCGATTGCGAAATGAAGAAACTCGACAGGCGGTTCAATCAGGCGCTGGACGATCTTACCGAAACGCTTGCGGTCCACGAGGACATTCTGACCATCGAACAATACGCGAATGGAAAGGAGATTCGATGAGCAGCGAACTGACTCTCACGTTCGAGGGCGTGGATATCACCGCCCTTGAAGTGGACACCGACGAACCGCTGTTCGTGGCAGGCCCCATCGCCAAGAAACTCGGCTATGAATCCGCGAAGGATATGCTCCGTAATTTAGATGCCGATGAAAAGGGTAGGCACATTGTGCCCACCCTTGGCGGACCGCAGGAAGCCAGCGTAATCACGCTCCCCGGATTGAACCACGCTCTCAACAACCGTCGATCCGGCGCGATCAAAGACGAGGCCACGCGCAATATGGTGGTTCGTTTCCAACGCTGGGTGAACCACGAGGTGCTGCCGAGCATCCAGAGGCATGGTGCTTACGCGACGCCGGCGACCATCGAGAACGTGCTGAACGATCCCGAGTTCGGCATCAGGCTGCTGACTGCGTTAAAAGAAGAACGCGACGAGAACCGCACGCTCACGGCACGTAACCGTGAGTTGGAGCCGAAGGCCGCGTTGGGCGACGTGTTCCTCTCCACGGACGGCACATTGAGCATCACCGAGGCCGCGAGGCATTTCCGCACGCTCGACAAGGACATGACCCGGGACAAGGTGTATGGCCTGCTGCAAGGCAGCGGATACATCGTCATGAAGGGCAGGGCTCCGACAGTGAAGGCCATCGAGCCCGGATATCTGGTGCAGCGCCAGTTCGTCCGCAGGGACGGGAGGAAGTGCGCGCCTTACGCGAGGTTCACCCCCAAGGGCATCGACTGGTTCATCCGCCGTTTCATCTACGGCACAAGCCAAGGCGAATTGGATGTGGCGGCATGATTCCGAACATCATCGAACATATCGGCGATAACGGCATTCCAGCCCTCATATGAGGGCCTTGCCCGGAACCGGCGTCACAGCCGGTACGTGGACGCGCCCAGAACGTCGCGCCACCTCTCAACAGGTGTCACTCCTAACTCCGCCGCCATCCCGAACCTTGTCCGGATGGCGGGCATTGCCAATAACCGGAAACGGTGCGGCGAGGGCGCTCGCGGTTCGAATCCGCGTCCGGGCACTCCCGTGAGGGAACCCATAACTGAATATCTTGCCGCCATGCGGTGGCGGGCGGGAAGCATGGCTAGCCGCCGTCCGGCAGCGTTCCGGTTTGGGACTGTCGGCCGGCACACCGTTCGAATCGGTGCCCGTCCACGCTCGAATACAAGTGAACCCCGTGCCAGCGGGGTTCGGTATCCACTTGAAAGGAGATTGAAAGTGAACAGCCCCATTCTACAGGAATACGACGATGAGTAGCCAGCCGTCGTTCGATGAGATAGCGCACGCACGTGCGGGTGATCCCGAGACCTCGTTCATCGCGGCGGAATCGGTGGACGTGAAGGCCAACAGGAGGCTTGTGGTCCTCGCTCTTCATTCGCTGTTGCAGTCCAGCGGGGAACCGCAGATAGCGCCCGACATATCAAAGAAGGCCGAAGAGCTAGGCAACGCCGAGCATCCGAACAAGAAGATTCGTTACGGGGACAGCACCATGCGAAGCCGACTGCCTGAACTGAAACGCAAGGGCTATGTGGAGGTCGTTGACCGTGACGGGCGGGTGAAGGACAGCAGCAGGCCATTCAGCCGCTACCGGCTCACCCAGCAGGGCGTCAGACTCGCGGAACAACTACGCAGAAAGGACATGGAATGAGCGACGAGCCAATAGCGTTCGAAGCGTTGAACGAAAGCGAAGCCGCGAAACGATGCGGCATGAGCCTCAAATCGTTCAAGAAAGTGTATGGCGACCTATGCCGCACGCCGGTGGATCTCGACGGAAGAGAGCTTCGCATGAAGCAGTATTCCAGCGTTCAACTCGCGCAACGGTTCAACGCTTTCAAGTACGCCGAACCGGGAACCTATTAGACATTTAAGGAGAAACGATTATGAATCCGAACGAAACCGCGCACGTGGACGTGACCGCATTGCAGGCGGGCGACCTGTACGAGCGCATGGACGGCGAGGATACCGTCGTGCTCGGCAAGGTCCTAGACCGTGTGGTCGAAGGCTCCGGGCGAATTATCGTGACCGTGATCGAGGCCCGCCAGACGCAGGACGACCTGCATCTGTATACGGAACGCCGCCTTCTGTCCGCGATGGATATGACCGAGGTCGTGCCGGTGAATCTGCAGCAGGCGCTGCAGTTGGCATACCAGTGGCGCGAACCGGTCGAGCACGCCATCGAATTTTTGGAACGTCGGAGCATGGCCGCTCAGGGCATGCTGGCCGAACTGGTGTCGATGACCAAGGAGTGGCCTGATGTTGCGCCGCCAATGGGATGAGGACATGGAGCAGTTGGAACGCATGGTCAACACCCACGCGGCGCAGCGTGAAACGGTCGTCCTGCCGGTGGAGCGGGTCATGGCGCTCGCCGAAACCGTCGGGAGCCACGCGTTGTGAGACCGCGTAGGCCGGACGTGTTCACGCGCATTCTCTGGCATTTCACGTTCGACAAGGACTTCAGGTACGCGCTCAGGCTTTCGGATCCGGTCATGTACCAGCGGCTCGAAGAACACAAACTCACCACAGTAAGGAAAGGCAGAAACGACAATGAATGAGACATATCCGGACAACGTCCGGGTCATCGACCTGACCGGCCCCGAGGACACGCGCAGCCGAAGCGAGATCCTGGCGGAACTCGCGGCCGGCACCGCCATCGAACGACGGGCCAAGGAACTCAACAAGGCCAACAAGGAGAAGCTGGCCGACATGCTGGATCCCGGCGAGACCGTGAACGCGATGATCGGCAATAAGGTCGGCGCTAAGGTCACGCTCACGCGCGGCTCCGCCGGCGGCGGCTACAAGGTCAAGGACGAGATGGCCTACGGCGTGTGGCTCGCCAATCATGGTCGCGAGAACGACGTGTACGCGGTGCCCATGCCGACCGAACCGGCCAAGAAGAAAGGCTACATCGACTCCCTCGTACAGGAGAACGGCGGCGAACTGCCCGACGGCGTGGAACTCTACACGGGTTCCCTGCCGACGGTCAAGGTCACGATGGACAAGCAGGTCGAGGCCGAGATGTGGGAGCGCAGCGAACTGCCCGAGGCGAACGTGCTGCTCACCGCGGGAGGCGAACTCTGATGGCCGCGCCGATCGTAGAGAAATCACAGACCGCGAACGCGGGCAAATACCAGTACAAGTACGCGTCCCTCGCGGACACGCTGCGCGTCGCCGACGAACAGTACCACGTGCGCGTCGATAACGACATGCAGATGATGGACTGGATGGACCTGCAAGGCGTCATCCGCCGAATGCCGGTCATGATGACCCGCTACAGGGAACGCGACAAGCCCGACGCGGAATGGTCCGAATGGAGCGGCCACGTACCCGTGATGCCGACGGGCGGCTCGAACCCGATGCAGGCGTGGGGCGTGGCCATGAGCTACGCGAAACGATACAGCATCCAACTCGCCCTCGGCATGGCATCCGAAGACTCCGACAGCCAGCCAGCACCGAAACCCCGCCAGCCGAAACCCAGCACCGAACAACAAACCCAAACCATCAACGCCCTCCTGAAAACCGTCGGCATCACCGACGTGCAAGGCGCGCACGACGCCTACCTGAACGCGCTCGCGGGCCAACAGGTGCATAAGGCGAGCGATCTGAACGACATGCAGGCCGAGCAGGTCATCGCGTATCTGAACGCGATGATGCAGCGGATGGCGCAGCAGAACGCGCAGAGGACCATCGAACAAGCGAAGGAGAACAGCAATGAGCAATCGGGTTGATTTTAGGTGTGCGAAGCGTGGCATGTGGGCCGAGTTCGACCATGACGGCGAGCATTGCGCCGGCACCATCGAACTGTTCAATGGTCCGAACGGCGTGTGCCAGTGCGCCGCATGCCAAGTGGCGTACGAGGATAACGTGCACACGTACGGCGTGGTGACGCGTGACGCCGATGGGCTGGCCGACGAGTTCGTCGTACTGTTCGCGAATACCACCGGTTTCGCGACGACCGCCGAACACCTCACCAAGGACGTGCAGAACCTCGTGGTGTGGGATGCGAAGCCCGAGCCGGACGAACCTGCCGTCGAACCCGAAGAGCCTGAGATGGAGCGCATCGAGGACTGGGAGCAGGTGCGGGAAGGCGACATCGTGCACTTCTTCCGTGACAGCGAACCGCTCGCCAAGCTCAGCGGCCCTATGGAAAGACCGCTTTTCGAAGAGCATTGGTGCAACATCGGTGGACAGCATGTCAGCAAACACTGGGTGTTCGATTATGCGCTGCGTCCGAAAACGACCGAACCCGATACGCCTGCGATGCCAACCGAACCGGGCTTGTACAAGGACAAGGACGGCGACGTTTGGATTCTGGACCAAGCCAAAGACTGGTATTTGCTGGGGGGCGCAGGCGGATGGGCGAGCTTAGACAATCGGCGACATCATGTGCCCATTTTCTTTGCCCCGTTCACGCGGATCGAGGTGGACTAGTGGCCTTCAACGACAAGCGTAACGGATGCAGCTGCATCAACTGCCTTCCTCCCGGCGTGACTCCATTGTGTCCGGACTGCGGGCGCATGGATTGCGCGAAACGGTGGGGTCATTGGCTCAGCTGCCAGCACAAGGACGAAGCGAAACAAGGGAGGCGATCATGAGCGAGAACACCGGTGTGAGGAACGGCAACGCCGTGCTGAACCACCGTCAAGGAAAGGCCCTGCTGAAACTGTTGAAGGCCGGCAATCTTTGCAAGCTGTTAAACATCTGGCATATCGGCGGGAAGGCGTATGCGTCGAACCGTTTCGTATGCATCCGCTGGGATCTCAAAGGCGTGCCCGAATTGCCGGATGGCGCGTACATTCCGCTCGACATGGACGGCTCCTGCCGGTTCATGGACTGGCTGCACGGCGAATCCAAAGAGCCGTTCCCATTGTACGACGCGGCCTACTGGCATGAGCCGGACGAGCATCACACGGGATGGCGCGACATGGGCAACGGGCGGACGATGGCCGACCTGTTCAAGAAAGACAAGACGATCAAACGGTTCGAACACGTCGCGTTCGAACCGGAGTTCCTACATCTGATCGACAAGATCATCAACCCGTTCAGGAATCAGGGCGTGTTGAGGCTTTCCCCGACGAAGAAGGGGCTCAAGACGACCAAGGCGCACTGCGTGTGGCATGTGGGCGGCCAACTGGATTCGGTGGACGCGGTCATAGTGCCTTTGCGCGGCAACTAGGAAAGGAGACAATCATGGCTAACGAGACGATTCTCACGATCATCGGCAATCTGACCGGCGATCCCGAGGTCAGGCAGGCGGGACAGTCGCAGGTCGCGAACTTCAGCATCGCTTCGACCCCGAGGGCGTTCAACCGGCAGACGAACTCTTGGGAGGACGGGCAGGCGTTGTTCATGCGCTGCAGCGCGTGGAACGACATGGCGTCCCATTGCGCGCAATCCCTGCGCAAGGGTATGCGCGTCATCGCGCAGGGCCGGTTGCAGCAGCGTTCCTATCAGGCGAACGACGGAAGCAACCGCACCGTGATGGAGTTGCAGGTGGACGAGATCGGCCCGTCCCTCAGGTATGCGACCGCCCAAGTGCAACGCCAACAGGCGGGCAACAACGGTCAGGGCTATTCGGGCGGTGCGGGCTTCGGCGGTAATCCGGGATTCTCGAACAACAGTCCGTTCGGTGGCGCTCAGCCCGCGCAAGGCCAGCAGACGCTGCCGAACACGCCACAGGATCCGTTCAGCCAACAGGCCGCGATGGCCGAGGCGTCACGTCCCGCCGCGTCGGACCCGTGGGGCCAGCAGTCTGGCGGGTTCAGCACGTTCGGCGGAGCCGCGGACTTCGGCGCGCCGGCCGGCAGCGAAGAACCGGAATTTTAGGACGGTGGGAGCAATGAGCCGACCGTTTGAACCGCCGTTGGACGAGCCGGATGTGTGCCCGAAGCACGGATGCGGCCTGTATCCGTTCCGTTCGCAGCCGTGCCCGGAATGCGAAGAGGAAGCACTCGAATACCATGCGTCGTTCAACGACGCGCACGACCTAGGAGGCTGGTGATGGCGCGGACCACATTGGAAAGACCGAAACTCGAACCCGGATTCTACCAAGACGAGGACGGCGACTACTGGCTCAAAACAACCGAAGGCATATGGCTGTACGCGGACATGCTGTGGGGCGACCAGTGGACGGTCGCGACCAGCGACAAAATCCACGTCAACCCGGAAGAGACCCATCTGGAACGCATCAACCCCGCCGAGTTGGACTGTCTCATCTCAGACAAGGAAAGGGACGCTCAATGAGCAAGTCGAAAAAGAAGGGCACCGCGTGGGAATCGGCCGTGGTCGAATACCTTCAATGGGCATTGGACGACAGGCAGATCCAACGCATGGTGCTGTCAGGCAACAAAGACAAAGGCGACCTGACCAACGTGTGGCATCACGGCCAGCGTGTGTGCGTCGAATGCAAGGACACTCAGGAGCTTGCAGTCGATAAGCAATGGTCCGAAGCGGTGGACGAGGCCGGCAACCTCGATGCCACGCTCGCCGTGCTCATCAAACACCGCGAGGGATTCGGCGTCAAGAAGATGGGATCCCAATACGCGATTATGCAGGACATCATGCTCGACCGGTTCCTCGAGCGCAGCGAACCGTCGTTCGCGACGCTCGCGCGCACCGTAAGCCAGCCGTTGAAGTCGTCCAAGCTCGGCCTTGTGTGGATACCGCTGCGCGTGTTCGCGGTCATCCTCAACGACGGATTGCCGTTGGGGCCGGAAGAGGAAACCAAGGAGGAATCATGAACGACAATCGCAAACCTTGGATGAAGGCCATGGACGCTTTCGACCGCGGCTTCAGCTGGGTGCGCCGGCATTACGTGTTGGAGTTCGCGTGGACGCTGCTCGCGCTGACAGGACTCGTGGTCAAAACCATCAACGGCGATACGGGCATGGCCGTGTTCTACATGTTCGTGCTCTGCTGGTTCCTCACCGCCCTCGGCATCGAAGCGTTCTTGGACCATGTGATGCCCGACCTGATCCGCGAAGCGCGGGAAGAGGCGTGGGCCGAGGGCTTTTACGCGGGCGGACGCCACATGTTCAGCATGAGTTCGGCCGTCAACCCGTACACGGAGGCGGAGGAATGATGCAGACCGTCATAGCCGTGCTATTGGTCGGCCTGACCGTGCTCATCGCATGGATTGGAGGCCGATCATGAGCTTGGGTGAAATCATTGCGCCCATACTCGCGGCACTGACCACGCTGATCCTGCTCGCTGGTGGTCTGGCGCTCATATTCATGGCCGCATTGGGCTGCTTCGAGAACACCGCCGGCGCGTTCGATTTGGCTATGGCGTTCGGGTTCCTGATGATCCTGGGCGCGTTCTTCCTCACCATATGCGTCGCCACCTTCCTCACATGCTGAAAGGAACTCGTATGAGACTGCTCCCATGCCCCTACTGCGGGCAGATGCCGAAGCTCGCCTATCAGAAGCGCTGTCTGCCATTCATCGTAGGCGGAATGGTCTGGCATCTTCCTTCGTCCCAGTACTTCTACAACTGGACGTGGATGCGCCGCGACGATCGTCTGCGGGGCATGCGCATCGGCACCTACGGATGGTATCTGCACTGTCCATGCGGCGAATCCGACTGGGCCACGGGATTCCAGAAGTCAAGCCGCAAGGCGTTGGGCCTATACAACCGGTGGGCCGCATACCACTACCGGCACGACGACGATCCAGACATTTTCTAAGGAGAACAAGAATGGCTGTTTCCAAAAGATTGAGATTCGAAATCCTTCGACGTGACAACTACACGTGCAAGTACTGCCATAGGAGCGATGTGGAACTGACCATCGACCACGTGGTGCCACAAGCGCTCGGAGGGCTGGACGAGGCTGAGAACCTTGTGGCGTGCTGCATGGAATGTAATTCAGGCAAATCGTCCATCAACCCGGACGAGCCGCTGGTGTCCGATGTGTCGGAAAGCGCGTTGAAATTCAGGGACTTGCTGAGAATGACGCGCTCATGGGTGGAGGCGGACATTGAGAACGAGGGTGATTACGTCTCGATGGTGTTGGACATGTGGCAATCGATCACCGCCGTGGATGACACGCATTGCTTCGTTCTGCCTGATAACTGGAAAAGCACTGCGCGCTACTGGTTCAAGATCGATGTTCCCGAATCGTACATCGAATACGCGTTCCAGATAGCCAGGGAGAAAAGCGACAACGGTCGATTGCCGCGATACAAGGTGTTCAGGTATGCGGCCGGGGTTGTCGGCAACCGTATGGATGAGGCCATGCGTCTTGCGCAGGAAAGAATGTGAGCGAACCATGAGAATACGAACCATCCGCCCTGAGTTCTACGAGAGCGAAAGCATGGGCAACGTGTCGTGGGATGCGAGATTCGTGTTCGAATGCCTGTGGAGCTATGTGCAGGACAACGGCGTGAACCGTGACAACGCGCGTCTCATCAGAGGCGCGTGCATGCCCTACGACGGCAACGAGGCGCTGCCGCGAATCGAGGCCGCGTTGGACGAATTGGAGCGTGTGGGATGCATCGTCCGATACGAGTATGCGGGGAAGCGGCTGTTGTGGATACCGACGTTCCGCGAGTATCAGAAGATATCGAATCCGAGCGCGTGCCCGCTCAAGTCACCCCCGGAACTGGGGATCGAACCAAGCCGATTCTGTGAGGAACGCGCAGACACTGTGAGTTCCTCACAGACACTCACAGACCCTGACACAAATCCCTACAGCGAAAACGGCGGAATTTCAACGACTGTGAGTTCCTCACAGACACTCACAGACCCTGACACAAATCCGTCTAGTAGTAGTAAAGGGAGTAGTAGTGATAGTGGGAGTGGTAATAACCCTTCCTACGCGCGTGCGCGCGATGTCATTCCCCGCGATCCCGACTTCGAGAAGTTCTGGGCGGTGTATCCGAACCACGACTACGAGGACGCGGCCCGCCGCGAGTTCCACAAGGTCATCCACCGCACGGAGGACCGTCCGTCGATAGCGGCGCTCATCGCGGGCGCTCAGCTCGCCGCCCAATTGGACAATCCGCCGCAGGCCCGCTGGTGGCTGCACGACGGCGGGTGGAAGAACAAGCCCAAACCGGCGCGCAAACCCACCGGCGGCGGCTATGTGCCGAAGGCGCAGCGGGCGCAGGCGGAATGGGACGAGGACCGGCGCATCCGCGAACAACTCGTCCAGCAGGAACAACAACAGCTACAGAACCAGATCGGAGGTGGTTTCGATGCTCTCACAGGTTGACGCGTGGGACCTGATGACCGCGATCAAGCATTTGGACCATCGCAACGCGACCCTTGAGGACGCGGTGCTGTTCGCGCAGGTCGTCAACGGCAAGCTGCCGGACGTGACGAAGGCGGAATGTTTGGACGCGGTGGCGGACTGGTACGGCACGCCGCATGAGTTCGGCATGGTCAGGCCGGGCGATTTGGTGGAGCTGATCGTCAAACGCCGTCCCGCGTCGAAGCTGTCGGACTATGACGTGCAGCGGGCGCTGGAGCGTGCCGGCGCGACCCCTGACCAGTCATGGCCGGGCGCGGCACCGAAATTGGTGCGCGAGGCGGTCAACAGGGGAGTGCCGTTCGAGCGGGCGGTGCGCGAGGCGGTGGAGCGCACGCGAGGTTTCAGTCTCGAATCGGCCCCGCCGAAACCGAAGCCCAAGCGTATCGGCCCGGGCTTCGCGGGCGCGGCCCGCAGCAATGGTTTGTCCCTGTCGGATGTGTTGGGAGGCGAAGCATGAGCGGGTTGACGGAGTTGTGCATGGCGCAGACCGAGCTGATCGAGCGGATGCGCGCGGGCGAATACGAGTACAAGCCGGCCGGCCGGGTCGTGCCGGCCGTGGCGGACCCGAGTCTGATGGTCGGCCAGTTGGATCCCGATACGCGCGAGCTGGTGGCGGTGTTCCCGTCGGCGAACGCGGCGGCGAGGGCGTTCGGACGCGAGGGGCGCGACGCGGGCGCTTCCATCCGCGAGGCGATCTGCACCCGCGGCCTGCGCTACGGCTACCGGTGGATTCGCGGAGTGGAGGACATCATATGAACGCGAATCCTATGGGCGGCCCTCTGAACGGCGTTTACGACCCGACCCTAGCAAGGAGTCGTGTTCGACGGGAACGGCGAACGACACGCATAAAGAATCACGAAACGGGGCATGTGGTGGCCGACCGTGGAAACGGAAACTCGGATTGGTGGACGCGGGCCGCGTGCCTGGGCATGGACACCGACCTGTTCTTCCCCGAACTGGGCGACACCATGGGCGGCGTTCGCGCCGCGTTGGACACGTGCAAAGACTGTCCCGTGAGCGTGGAATGCGGACGCTACGCCGATATGACGCGCGCCTGCGGCTATGCCACGTGCGGCGTGTGGGGCGGACGGCTCAGAAAACAGATACCGGACAAACGAAAGGAAACCGATGGGTGAGAACTGGACGATAGCGGCCAAGGTCGCGGTCGTGGTCGTGTTCATACAGGCGCTCGTGCTGAGCGTCGTGGGCGGCTACCTGCTGGCCGAGGCGAGCGTGCGACCCGCGCAGACGATGGGCGTGCATTCCACGGTCGTGGACGGTGTGGAATACACGTGCCTGACCGTCGAGGAGCCGAATTTCAAATGGCAGGACAACAGCGTCGCGGCGATGAGCTGCACGCCCGACGGGATTCTGGAAGGAGACGAACGATGAGCGGCTATGACGCGAAGATCTTCACGCGCGCGCAGCTCAGCAAGGCGATATCGCGCGCGTTGGACGACGGGATCTACGAGGCGGACTCGCTGGCCGACGCGGTGTACGACGGCGAACTCGGCACCTACACGGAGGTGCTGGAATGAGCATCGACCTGTACGTGCATAGGCCCGACCTGCCCGACGACACGGTGTCCACCCTCTGCAAGGAGGAGGATTACGGCGAATGGTCGGACGCCCGCCAGTTCGGCCGGCGCATCACCGTCAGCATCAACGACTACAGGCCGTGGGCCGACCACGGCTTGGACATCAAGGACTTGGACGGATTGACCGGCCAGCAGGCCGTGAACCGGATCCGTCCCGTGTTGGACGCGTGGCCCGCCACCAGCGTGCCCATCGCATTGCCGCGCGAAACGGCATGGTATCGGGACCATCATTCGCGTTCCGTGCTGGCCGAAATCGAAGCGGTGTGCCGGACGAATCCCGACTGGATCATCTTGGAGGAATCATGAACATCACGGAAAACGAGTTCGACGCGATCATGCAGCGTCTCCACGACGAAATGACCGAAAACGACGATGCGCAGATGAACGCCTGGCTGCGCATGGGCTTCTACATCTGTGAATACCGCGGTTACCCCGAAGAGACGTGGAACGACTGCGAGGACGAGCTGCGCGCGTCCATGCGCCGCATCCTCGACATGGAAGACGTGAAGGAGGAAGTGTGAGCGACGTGCTGTATCTCGACGCGATGAACTCCCGCGGCGTGTACGCGGACCTGAGGCGGCTCGGATTCCGCAAATCGCCGACGGGCGGTGTCATCTGGTATCTGCATCAACGGTTCTTCGGCATACCGGTGCGCCTCATCGCATGGGCGTACGTCTACGAAGACGGCAAATACGTCAGGATCACGAACGAGATGACCAGAGAACACAGAATCTTCTATCCGAGCGAACTCGAAGCGATCGACCATATCGAAATCAGGAAAGGCGGCGAATGATGGGCGACCCGGTCAACCATCCCGAACACTACGAACTGGGCCCGTTCGAATGCATCGAACTGTCCGGACTGTACGACTTCTGCCTAGGCAACGCGGTCAAATACGTGTGGCGGCACCGCCACAAGGGCCAGCCCATGCAGGACCTGAACAAGGCGTTGTGGTATCTGCGCCGGGAACGCATGCACGCCGGCCCGAACCTTCTCGCCTACATGCCGGAGGGCGGCTGCTCCGAAATGGCCGACAAGTTCGACATGTTGCGCGAATCCCATTGGGCCGGAGCCGACCGCTTCTGGACCGCGTTGGAGAACGACGACCTCGAAGCCTGCATCCAAGCGGTCGAACAGCTCATCAAGGAGGAATCATGACCAGTCCGATCGAAACGCTCGCCGAACAGGTCGCGGAGGAGCGCTATCCGGCGCAATACTGGCTGGGCCGTGAGCCGTCCGGCGACCGTCCGGGCAGGCTCCGCTACCTCGAGGGCGTCACCAGCGAGGACATGCGGGAGGCGTTCGTCCAAGGAGCCGTCTGGTGGGCGCGGCACGAGCCGACCAGTGAGGAGTTGGACGTCGCCGCGCTGGCGTTGTTCGTCGGAAACAACATCGGATTCGACGAGGACGACGGCAGGGGACTGTTCGAGCGGTTGCCTCTCTGGCGCGAAGGCTACCGCGTGCAAGCCGGACGCATCCTGCGGGCGGCGCGAAACACGCTTCTCAAGGAGGAATCATGAGACACCGTTACCGTCGCATCAGCCGCTGCCCCGACTGCGGGCGCAAACCCAAGGCCATGCTCAGAACCGTGTCCGTGGACACGATGGACATCCCGCCACGTGTGGAAAACGCATGGTGCTGGCGCATCGAATGCAGGTGCGGATTCAAAAAATGGATGCTCGTGACCCTCCTGCTGGCGAACTATGGCTTCGCGGAGATGATGGCCCGTTCCGAAGCGATGCGCGACAAAGCGATCCGCTACTGGAACATCTGGGTCACCGACGGAACGGGCGGCGCATTGCGCAGATGGAAGGAGTGGGCATGACCAGCATCTCGCAAACCGAAGCTAAAGAATACGTCAGTGGCTTGGAGGAATACTACGGCGACCTTGAGATCGCCTCGATGCAGGAGGCCTACGAGGCCGGCCGTCTCTCCGACCCGACCGACACTGAGGTGGAAGCCGCCGCCGAGGCGATGCACGATGCCACGGAATCGCTGACATGGCACGACTGCCGCGACCTCGCGCGCATAGCCCTCGCCGCCGCGCGAAAGGCGGTGGTGTGATGCAGGTGACCAGTGACGAAATCGATGTCGCGTTGAAGGAGCAGGCCGCGCACGCTTGGATGCACAGCGAGGACGGGCGTGCGTGGCGATGCGAGTGCGGGTGGACGTGCGAAAGCCGATTCAACGCGCACGAACTCCAGGAACGGCATCGGATGACGAAAATCCTCGAAGCCGTGAAGGACGTGGCGTGCGGGCCGGAATGCTCGGGCAGGGACGAACCGCACGAACTCATGCCATCCCTTGGCCCGTGGTGCGGCTGCTGCGGCACCATCGTCGAACCATGCGACCCGATCGACGGTTCGCCGGCTTGGGAATGCGAGACATGCCAGCAGGTCTGGCTCGAACAGGAGGAAGGATAATCATGAACGAACGGGACAAGCCGGAACGACTGCTCTGGCTGGATGTGGAGACCAGCGGACTCAACCCCGCCAAGCACCAGCTGCTGGAGGTCGGCATGACCGTCACCGACATGCAAGGCAACCGCGTCGAACACAAGGCCGACTATCGGGCCGTGCTCAACATTCCCAAATGGAAGGTCGGACTCGACGGCGACAACTTCTCATTGTGGGCGTTGCGCGCGCACATGGGCAACGGGCTGATCGACGAAAGCCTCGAACAGGGGAAGACGTTGGTCTCCGTGGCGAGCGACGCGCGCATGTGGCTTTCCGGCCATGCGGGGGAGACGCTGCATCCGGCGGGCACGAACGTGCAGTTCGACCTCGACTGGCTCAAACCCACCGGCATCCTCGACAACGTGAAACTGTCGCACCGCCGTTTGGACGTGACCGCGTTCCGCCTGGCCGACATCGCGCTCGAACGGGATCCGTACAATGACGCGCACCACACGACCCACCGCGTATCCGACTGCATCGAACGCGACCTGCGCGACTACAGGCATTATCTGGAAGCCCTCGGCGAACGATAACGCACGACCCGTTGCAGGACGCGTTGCGGATGGTATAGTGGTGGCCGAGATATTCAGCCATGGTCCCATTGCGGGGAGAGTCAAACACGCTCCAAACCGCGAAAGGACCCGTCTCTTGGCCACCACCTGCCCCAACTGCCATCGCGACAAACCCGACGAACACCGCGTCTGCGAACGATGCGAAACCAAGTTCACCGACGACCTCAAATGGCTGCAAGAGCATCTGCCGGACCTCGAATACCGGCTCAACAAGGCCAACAAGGACGAAGGCAAAGGTTCGGGCGGCGCAAGCCGCGCCAACGCGCCCTCCCCGGTACGCGAGAACATCTGGACGTACCTGTACGGCGTGGACGACAAAGGCAACGACGGCGTGGAGACCACACTGCGCGTCATCCTCCGCTGCCTCGGCAACCCCATGCATGACCGTATGGAACTCACCGACATGGTGCAGCTGATCGCCCAAGCGGCATGCGGATACGACTTCAGAGGCGGCGTGTTGGTGATCCTGCCGCCTAATATCACGCCGGCCATCCTCACCAGTCCCGCGTTCCCCGCGCACGTCGATGAGATCCACCGTCTTCGCGTCACCGGCCACCGGCTGCTCGACACGCGCGACGAGGAACACGTCATCCTCGGCCCCTGCGCCAACAGCGAATGCGGCATCCAACTCAGCGCCCCCATCGACGAACGTGAGGTCAAATGCCCCCGCTGCGGCAACGTGTGGACCGTAGGATACCTCACCCATCTGCGCGAACAACGCATCCTCAACAGCGGCATCACCGCCGGCCAGGCCCGCCTCATCGAACTATTGGCCGAAGTCGCCGGCCTCGCCGTCAACAAAAGCACCATGCGCAGCTGGGTCCACCGCAACCAGCTCAAACAGGCGGGGGAGGACGAATTCAGCAAGCCCGTCTACCGGCTCGCCGACGCGTACCAGCTCGCCACCAAGGATCGCAAGGAAAACGCGGGGGAGGAGAACACGAACCTCTGGAACCTCGTCAACGCCGAATGGAGGAATCACAATGAGAGGACCTCTACCGTCGAGGGATGACATCGAATCAGACGCATACAAGCCGCTGGGCCACGTCAACGACCTCATCGAGGAAGTGATGGAACTATATCCAAACACCATGCGCCTGCTCGCCCACGACGACGGCCCATACCTCCCGGAACCGCACGGTCCGAACCCGCACGTCATCCACGGATTCAAATACTCCGCGAACTGCGAGGTCACGTATCAACGCTGGCATGCGATCCGCATGAAAGGCACGATCAACGAGGGCGACGAAATCATATACCGCATCGACTATCCGGACGTGAACCGGCTTGATCCACGAGACCTTGAATGGCGACGCGGCATCCTCCACGCAAGCTACGAATACAGCTGCGACTGCTGCGACGACGACGTGCTGTTCACCGGCTGGTGGCTCGAAAGCCACGCCCCGCACTATTCGCAGTACATCCAAGACGCGATACTCCCGAATAACCGCATACGCCCGCTCGACGGACCCTTGCGCGTGGCCGCGATCATCCACCCGCCCGAAACCGGCTGGTGTTGCACGCCGGACGGGCCGAGGGAAACCGTCGGCTTCGAAATCACGGAAGTCAATCACGAACTCATACGCGAACTCTACGGAAAGGACAACGACCGATGACGGACGGCCACTACAGCGTCATCACGAACTTCGGATGCCATTGGAAATGCCCCTACTGCGTGGTCAAAACCACCGGCATCGACGTGCCCGAAACCGACATGAACGAGACGACACGAACCATCGAACGCCTCCTGCCGAACATGCGGTTCCTCAGCTTCAGCGGCGGCGGCGACCCGTTGTGGCGCATCGACGACGAACGGCGCGCATGGTACCGGCGAATCACCGAACAATGCAAACAGAAAGGCGTGGCAACCGAAATGCACACCAGCATGATCGCGGCCCCGCACCTCCTGCACGCTGGCACGCCGGACGAACCCATGTTCGACCGCATCGTCTACCACATCCGCCACGAACGCCTCATACCCCGCATCCAACGCATCCAAGGCACGGCCAACCGTGTGGTGTTCGTCGTCGCACCAGATTTCACACCCGACCGCATCGACCGCATCGACCGCATGTGCTCGGGCGTTCAGAACGTGGACGAACTCAGCTTCAGACAGATGATAAACCCCGACTACAGCATCGATCGCACCTGCGAGGACCATCTGCTCGAAGGACATGGGAAACGCTGGCATTACATCACACAAGGCGACTACAACACGTACATTCTCAACGACCAGACAGCCGACACCTACGAATCACTCAGGAGAACCGCATGAACGTCAGCAAACCCAGCAAGCACCGGTGGCAGCCACAGATCATGCCGCACATGAACACGATCCTCGACGGCGACTTCGCCATCCGCGACGGTAAGGTCACGTGCACGAACCCGCGCGCCCTCAGCGTCGAAACCGACGATCCACGATGGTGGGTCAAAGAAACGGCCGAACTCATCTGCCGAGAATACTACGAATCCGCACGAGCCGCCGGATCCCATCGGCGCTGGAAGCAAGCGGTGGAACGCGAATCCGCGCTCCGCATGCGACTGGCCAAACTCGAGAAGCATCCCCTCGGCACCAGTCCCGTCGAACTCGAAATAGACCGTCATGCCGTCATAGGCACCAGTTTCCCCGGCTTCCACGGCATCAACGCCGGAATCACCGAAACCCTCACCGGCACCATCCACTATCTAAACCCCAACGGCATAGATTACGAACCCGACACCACCATCACCATTCCGATCAAATCCATAATCATCCGAAACCACGAAATCGAGGACTACTGATGGCGGGCATCTTCGCGAACTATTGGCGTAGCGTCCTCGGCTTGCCGTTCGACCCGGAAGGAGCAAGCATGAACGGCACCATCGAAGCCGAAAACATCCTCGACCTGAGCGAACCGCCGAAAAACACCATGTCATACCATCTCAACAGGCTCGGCTTCGAGCCTGACCAGAGGCTCGGCTGGTGGGAGATGCGCCGCGGAATCCTCAACAGGATACAAGCCGAAGCGCACGTCGAATGCAGTGCGTGGACGGCGTCCGACATCGTGAAAATCTTCAACCTGCGCAACGGCGTGACCGCGATCCTCACTCTCGAACAACTCGCCGAAATCGACTCGATCAAACTCGCCTGAGTATGACAACGCCACGATAGAACGCCACGCCACCGGCCTCTATTGTTCCTTTTTGACGTTTTGGAACAATAGAGGCCGTTTTCAACGGTTCAAACGCTCTCGCAAATGGTCGAAGAACAACGGGTCGCCCAACTGTTCGACCGTGGGCGCGACACCGCTCAGTTCGATCAACTCCGTCGCATCCTCAGGCCACACACGCCCATCAGGCAACACGCCCTCGGACACGCGCACGTCGAACGGATCCACCACGCCCTCGATAATCCCATCACACATGGGATCGAATGATACTAGACAAGAGAGCCGCCCATAAGGACGGCTCTCCGATTGTTCCCACAAACCAATTAACAACCAATCACTTTTCGGCCGTTTCGGCCAGCAACGCGTCGATCTCCGCGACACGCTCCAACAACCTTGCGCGCTCGGCACGCAACGCCGTCACGTCGGGCGCGTTCGACACCAGCTCATACAAGCCAGTGTCCACGCCCTCCAACACGCTCGCGGGCAGACCACGCGCCTCCAACACGATACCCTCCGTATCGCCGACGCTGGGATTCTTCGCGGAGCCGCCGCTATCCCCGAACCGGCCCTCGACCACGACCACACCCACGGCGAAATGAACCGGCCTGTCACGATCCGTGCGCCACACCAACCGCCTGTCGCCGACACGGATCTCACCCGCATGATAGAAATCCTCGGCCTTGAACCGCACATCAACCAACTCACCCTCACCGGCCGCGCCGGAGGAGGGCGTGTATCCGAAATACTTCGCCGCGATCCGCTCCACACGTTCCATGTCGCGCTTGTCGAACGCCCACGCGCGCCGGCCCGAATCCCATTTCCCGCCCATCTGGCGGCAGTCCTTCACACACTCCGCGTCGTACGGACTGTACAGCAGCACCTTGTCGCCGTCGGCGACCACATTCACATCGACCATGACCCACTCCAATCAGTCAAGCCCGCGGCCATCACCGGCCACGGGCGGCGGAAAGAACAAAACCCACGATGGGCGACCCGCGCGAACGGCGGAAGCCCACGACTAAGAAACGGGCGGAGCCCGAAGACCCCGCCCGACAATGCCACGACCATTCACCATAGCACTCATATAGTTTCGATCCACGCCCGCCTTACGGCGGGCGACACGCGCCCAAGGCTCACGCCCCGAACGTCGCAGATGCACCGCTACATGTACTTGGCATCCTATTTCGATCCACTCGCAAGGAAAGTCGCCCCTCCTTGCGAGACAGCCGGGCGGAGTCCGAGGACCCCGACCGGCGGCGATAAACATATCGTCTATCAGCATGCCTCACGTATGTTTTCGATCCACTCGCAGGAAAGTCACCCCTCCCTGCGAGACAACCAGTCGGAATCCGAGAATCCCATCCGGCATGACACACGCTTCCGCAATGTATAATCCTTAATTTCGATCCGCTCACAGGGGAGTCGCCTCCCCTATGAGACATTCGGTCAAAACCGAATCGGCAACACCGGTGGCGTCGCTTTTTCCATTTCGATCCGCACACGGCCGAAACCGTGAGACATTGGACGGCCGAAACCATCCAAACCACACTATAGCACACGTTGCAACAAACGTTGCGCAAGCATGCGAGACACCAGACAACGGCCTAGACCCTGCTGCAGCCCGACAGTCCAACGCTCTAACAGCGGCTCCTCCAATTGCCTCGACCGGCACGCCAGCCATTGCTCAAATCATCCATGACCGCCTCGGTCTTCGTGTCGAACATGCCTCCATACCGGTAACTGAACCGCTGCTCACCGATGCCATACTTCACGCCGTCATCCGAATTCACGAACCACACGCGGCGGAACTTAATGTCATCACCGCCATCCTCATACGGGCCAAGACGGGGAACTCTTTCAATCAGATCGAAGCGCTCCGCCATATTCCACGCGCTGCGAACATCATCCACCGACACACCGCACTCGTTGGCAATCTCCACAAACGACAACATTTCGTAACCCTTTCATTTATTCGCACGCCTCAATGCGCGCTCCAACTTCGCGTGAGCCTCGCACAGGCCACGCGACTTCACCGGCCTGTCGCAGCCGCGCTCGCGGCACGTCACATTATGCTTCGCATACCAGGCGGACGGGGCGATGCCGTGATGATGCCTCATATGGTTCGACAGGTTGCCCAACCGTTCGCCGCAGATCGGACACGGCCACCCATCCGGAACGTCGCCCGGAACACGGTACATCGACTGGCCGTAATGGCGGTTGCAGTAGTCGCCGCACTCCCTAGGACGGATGCAGCCGGACACCGCGCACATGCCGCTAACAGGCGCTGTACGAGCCATCGTCGCACCCCTTGCACAGCCAGCAGGGCAACCCGCTCATATCATGCGCCTGATGGGCACCGTGGCGGCCGCACGAATCGCAGCGATGCCCCTTACGGCGGGTGGGATAGCGGCGGCGTTCCTCCCGCTTGGGATAGCCGAACACGTATTCGACGCCATCCCTGCCGGTGAACGGCTTGCTGTATCCGGTGACCTCCACGATCTGCGTGTCGCCGTTGGCCTTTTGGACGGTGAATTCGCTTTCGCCCGCCTCCTCATAGTTGTCCCGCATCCGACGCGGAATGCGGATGATCCAGTCGCCGTCGCGCCCTTTGGCCCATGTGCAACGCGAATCGTTTCCCATGAGAGACTCCTTTCCTTTGTTTCCTCAATGAAGTGCCATGCGCGTCAAGGCATGGCAAGCCCCGTAAAACCGTCCGTCGCACCATTCAAGCCGTGCCAGCGAAGTCCCCGGACAAAGGAAAGGCGGACACGATACTATCGCATCCGCCCCGAAGAAAGCAAACCAACGCCACGTCACAAGCGGCGCAAATCCTCCTCATCCTGCTCTTCCAATTCGCGCAGCACCTGCCGCTCGGCATCCCAATCGTCCGCGTCACGCACATGCTTGGCCTTCCAACGATTGTTCAACGTCTTTTTCACACCCTGATCCAAATGGGACAGCTGTAACTGCAACGTGCCGCGCGTCTGACGATACTCGACGCCCAACGGCGTCTCCACACGCTTGAACTCGCCCTCACCGGCCCTGTTCGTCGTGACCGACACGACATGACCCCACGGGTCAGTGGCCGTCACGGTCGGATACGCCACACGATTGTCGTACGGCTCATTCAACTCCGACAAATCGTATTCCAGCTTCGGCAACGCCTCCACACGACGCATCTCGAAACCGTTGTCATCAAGAATCACGAACATAAGAAACACCTCCATAGTGCAAGCCGTCCGACACGCAAACACGCGTCGAACGGCAATCAGCAATCACAAACCCCACAAGCGTGGGGAACACTATGCGACCCGAAGAATCGACACACATCTTCAAGGGGTCATCCCCGCGTGAGCGGGGAACACATGTATTCCTACATCATATCGGGGTCATCCCCGCCAAGGCGGGGAGCACCATGTAACCCAACATGTTCAGGGGTTCATCCCCACAAGTGCGGGGAACACCACGTAATCCCAATTTTTCAATGGGTCATCCCCACTCGCGTGGGGAACAGGTACCAGCAACGCTACCACCAGGCGCGAGGACACGCCAAACCGGCATCACAACAGACGATACGACGTATCCGCCACGCCCAGATACCGGTCGGCCTGCTCCTCCCACTCGTCGCGATGATCGTCCAACCATTCCTCGACAAGCTCGGCGGGCATGTCGGGAACGTCAAGCACGGCCACGCCCTCCAGCCGCTGCTCATACCACACTTTGACACGCATCACCGCACCTCCTAATCGTTCATGTTCAACTGCAAGCTCATTTCGGTGAGCTGCATGCACACGCCCAGCTCGGTCATCAGATTGACCGCGCCGGACCAATTACCCGCATCCCACCTATGCCGAAACAGATCGGCTCGCTCGACGGCATCCGAGACGCCCTGCCCGGCCAGCCAGTCCGCCAACGGGAACTTGGCGCACCCGCATGCACTCGGCACCGGCATCACCGCATAATCCTCGCCGTCAGCCGACCAGAACCTCAGCTGGGCATCGCAGCTCCACCCGTCCGCCAGCAACCCCAGCAGACAATCCGCATCACCATGCACATCAGCCATTTTCGACCACTCTTCCTTTCCTAAACGATCTCAACATCGACGGGCAGCATGTCCGCCGGCAGCACGTCGCCACGCCACCTGACCATGACATACATCCAGCTCGCGAAACCAAGCCGCGCATGATTCGCGTCGCGCACGACATCACGCAGCCAGTCCAACCACAAGCGGGGGAGACGTACGCGCCGCCACCGTTCACGATTGTTCATAACATCGAACCCGACGTAACGGTAAAATCTTTCACGCCTTAACATCAGCGAACCTCCTTTCGCGCGCAATCCACACACCGGAACACACCCAACGAATCCATCTCACTGCATTCAACGCACAGGAACCGCTTGCATTCCACGCATTCGCAACAGCCGTTCCACTCCAATCCGTCATCCTCGCGAACGACTCGGGAACACCGGTCACACGCCAAACACTCCATAAGACACTCCTTAACCAATGAGGGCCACGCCCACGCGCGACCCTCGAACCAATAAACAACGAAACGGTCAACGTTTCACCAGATGGCAGTCATCCACCCAATCAGGCCAATCAGGCAAATCAAGCGCCGCAGATGACGCGATATCATCCACGGTCAACTCGCCGGCCTCATACTCGGCGGCCAACACCGGCGGCACCAACACCTCAGCGCCCGTCACCCCGTTCACCAGCCAATACCGTTCCTCACCCACGTATTCGCCCTTGAACCAGTGCGCGAAAACGCTCTCGCCCCTGCCGCACACGGCGCAATAGAAATTGCCAACCAAACCACACTCGACACGCGCGGGAACATCCCCGCACATTTCCGTCTCGACAGCTATCTCAGACATAGCCAAAATCCTTTCAGAACAACGCCTCGGCGACGGCCTTGCACGGCAAATCCACCGAAGCCACCAGCGAATCCAACAACGCCGCCGTGGTGGACGGCAACGCCTTGCGAATCCGCCGCACGTTCGACTCGGTGGTCGCGAATCCCGCCCGCTCCAAAGCGTTCACGATGCTCACATCCGTAACGACAATGTTCGCCATGGTCACACCCTCGCCTTCAGCTCACGCGCCCGCCTCTCGGCAAGCATGTCCACATGCTCAAGCCACAACGACAGGCGACACAACACGTCACGCTCACAAGCGCGTTTCCGCGGCTCGGCAAGCACCCGCCACCAACGGTAGGCATCCAACACGGCACGCCACGACGAACGACAGAACGCAAGCAGATGATCGCAATTGAGGACCGAATAGCCACCACGCCCATCCCTGAGCACGAGGACACCATTCAATTCGTCACCGAACACGCAGACGCGCTCCACGTCGTACTCATTGCAGAAACCGCACCTGCCATAGGTCAGCTCTTCGCAACCATCACCGCACACGCGGCAATACAGCATATCGTCTTCCATCTTTCACGCTCCCAACTCGAAACCAATGGAACGAACGTAATCGGCCACGCGGGCCTCTAATTCAGCGTCGCCGCCCGTGTACGTCTCACGCCACGCGACAACACACCTGCCATCGTCATGCGCGACATACACCAGCTTGCGGCCCCTCGCGTCCCGGAAATGCTTCGGACGTTTCAGCCCCGCAAGCTGAGGCAGCTCTTTGGCCGGAATCATGGCCGGCACCGTGCAACGAACAGCCGCCCTACCGTTAACCGTGGGCGGCACTTCGGGAATCTCAGCCGTCACCGGCTCAGGCTCAACAACAACGGCAGCATCAGGCGCGCCACGCAACCGGCCAACGTCGCTGATGTCGCCAACGACATCGTTCACGTCGATCACCCACCGCGCCGGCACCTCATACGCCACCGTATCCGCGCTGGGCTGCACAATCTCAGCCGCAAGATACGTCCAGCCGCCGCTCTCACACGTGGAACCCGACAACAACGCGTCGGGAAACGGCAGCTTGGGTAACGCCTGGAACTGCTTGCTGAACCCGTCGGGCTGCTGCACGCACGACCATCCTTGTGAACGCAGCACCGCAAGATAACCGGCGAACCCATATTCCTTCAGCTCATTCGTGAGCGCGCCGCGCACGTCCCGCCACTCATAGCTATCGAAATTGTCGAACAGTTCCCAAAGCTCAGAACGCTTGTCGGAACCGTTGTCACGCGCCCACAACACGCGCGTATTGCCGGGATTAACCCAAAAACCGGTCTTGACAACCATCAGCAACTCCCATCATCATTGGCCGTCGTGTAAAACACGCAATCGGGGTCCTCACGTATGAACGAGTCGGTCAGACGACGGTCCAAAGCGTCCACGCCGCCCGTGTTGTACAGCCGGCACCACTCGCCGGCCTCATCGGGACGATTCCCGTCCAGCATGTACACCGTCGCAGCCCACTCGGGCTCAGGCTCGAAAGCGGCCAGATAATCATCCTCACGGACATAGCCCCAGTCCCCAAGACGGTAGATGCCCTCGCACGGCTCGAAACCGCCACGCCGCGCCAACGGATACAGCCGGGCGTCAACACGCCCAACCATCTCCTCCACCATTTGTTCCGTCAAAACCATGACCGCTCCCTCTCATTTAATCGACACGCGCCATTTCGCGCGCCCATACCGTTCCACGCCCACCGTGTGGCCGTGCGCCTCAGCGTATGAGGCGTAGGCCACGGCCACAGGCAAACCCGACACCACAACCGACTCAGGCAGCATCACGCATACCCCCTATCGTCGGCCTCGGTGCCGAACGCGCCGGTCTCCGACAAGTACGTCGCCTCAGCCCACTCAGGCTCACCGGCGAACGCCCCATCCCACTCGGCCTCGGTCACATACCCGCCGAAAAACCCGCCAATCCGATACACCCACTCGCACGGTTCGAAACCACCGAACCGCGACACCGGCATCAGACGCGAGTCCACACGCTCCACCATCGCCTGAACCACTTCGGGCGCGACAGCCTCGCAACCATCATCGTCAAGCTCAGAAGCCGACATAAGCCATCTCCTCCTCACGCATGGCACGCCACGCGGCCACAAGCTCACCATCCCCGTAATGACGGCCACCGACATCCCACCCCTCATACAGGGCGCGATTATGGAAATTCAAATCAGACCGCATGAGCGGCAGCACGAACCCGCGCGACTCGGCCGAACGATGCCAATTCTGGTCGAACCGGTCAGCGTCCACCCAAGCGTCACGCTCTTGTTTGGAATCGAACACGCGCACGCTGCACACCGGCGAGTTATCCTCGCTGTGGCGCACGCCCACACCAAACGGCCAATACGCCGCATACCAACACCTGGCCATCTCACACCTCGTTTTCCTCGTAGTAGGCCCGACATTGGGCCACCGTCGTAAAAGGACTGCTGCCGTCCGCTACGGACGCCTCGCAATAATCGGCCGCGCCGACAACACCCGACGCGGCGAGAACAAGAAAGGCGACGGCCATCACAGCCGCCGCCACCAACGTCTGACGATCGGACACGCTCACCACGCCCAACCGTCCACCGGCACACCGTCCACAAGCACATAGGACGCGCCCGCACCGTTGCCCATCGTCAAACCATCCCAATAGCACACCGGCATATAATCGCCGGTGGCCGGGTCTGAACCATCCTCGAACACGCACGCCGGAATCCCCGCAGCCGAAGGCGACGACGCCACCGGCTCAGGCTCAGGCGCGGGTTCCGGAACCGCCGGCTCAACGACGACGGGCGCGGCAACCGGCGCGGACCCCACCACCGGCGCGGGTGCGGGCATCAGCGAATCCACCAACGCCTGAACCTCGTCGTACCGGTCCCCAAGCGCGTCCCTACGCGCCTGACCATTCCCGTACTCGCCGCGAATCACAGCCGCCGCCAATTCCTCAACGGACGGCACCGGCGCGGGTTCCGGCTCCGGCGCGGGCGCGGGCTCCGACACCGGTTCAGGTTCAGGTTCCGGCGCGGGTTCCGGCTCGGGTGCGGGAGCCGCCACCACCGGTTCAGACACCACCGGCCCCGACGCGTCAGCCTCGCCGCACGCGGCAACCGACACCACCAACGACAGCGCCACAACAGCGCCAACGAATCTACGCATGATTACACTACCCCCTAGCAGATAGACGGATTGATCAGAATGTTTGTTTGGAATAACGCCCGAACGGGCAAAGCGGGGTGCGAAGCGCCCCGCGACGCTACAGACGGTCAGTCGTCAGATTCCTGACCGAAATACCGGTAGCCGGATACGGCGTACAGCACGTCACACATGGTGTCCTCGCTGAAGCCGTTGATATCCGTCACCACTTGCAAAGTCTGCTCAGACACGCCGTACCGTTCGCGCAGTGCGTCCCACATGTCCTCTTTGGTCATGATTACCTCACTTCCTTGTGAGGCGTGATAGAATCTACCACGCCTCAAAACTTGTATTCGCATTCAGTTTTCAGGGCAAACACAACGCGGCTAGAGGTACCAGCTCTAGCCGCGTTATTCATTCACCCCACAGTGCGCCCCACGTCCCATAAAGAGACCCGAAGCGCCAAAGGGCACACACAACCTACTCAGTAGGCTTGTTTTCTTTTGGACTCTCCATAGAGTCCTCAACAAGTTTGCGCGGATTACTGACCCGCAAGGCGTCGCAAATCTTAAGCGACGTGCCTAACGTCATATTCTCAGCCGGAATCGCACCAATCTCGTAGGCGCTAATGCGTCCGCGAGTGGTGCCGACACGTTCGGCTAGCTGCTGTTGGGTCAGTCCGCGTTTCTCTCGCAATTCCCTAAGTCCCATATCATTCCCACCTCACTATGTCAGGTGGGAACAATCATACCCAGTATCAAACTCATTCACGCGCGGGCCAATTCCATGGCGGAAACCGCGCAACCTTAACCACTCAGCAAGCGTTCAACGTCCCGACCGGTGAGGATGCCGGCCGACACCGAAGCAGTCGCTTGCGTCTCTGTGATATCCACTGTTCAGTTCTCAAGCTTTGGGACCGTCTGCCTCCGACTCTCTCACCGTCTGAGGTGTCCCGTTCCGTTTGGCTGTCTGCCTTGCGGTAATTACGACTATACACGCTACAGTACTGTAGCGCAAGCTGAGACTGAGAAACGTTGCAAACACTGGCATCTATCGGCGTGTCGCAACACAAAAACGCGACGCGAGACAGACGGATAGGGCGACGTGGATAGGCGAGACAGATAGCCAGGGCGACGATCACGGCAGACGGCACACAGACACGCATAGACGGCGCATAGACGCGCTTACAGAGACTGACACGCACACAGAGGCAGACAGAGGCGCAAGCACGCTCACAGAGGCGCACGCGAGGGCGTATAGAGAGATAACGATAACCAATATCGGTAAGAACAGCCACGATAAAGAGAATCGTTATCAATAACGGGGTGGGGGAGGCTCCCCCCGGGTGTTCGGACCGAGGCCGCTGTGCCTCTGGTTCTGACGCTGAATGCGTTCCCCAGACTTTTTGAGCTATCCGTCACATGTCAAAAACCGGGCGTTCGGCGATCTATTCCATGCAACGTAACTCGCCTATATTGTGCAACGTTTGCGGCAACACGGTTCCTGAGTACGCTTACGCTTGTCGGATGTTGATGGGATGGCGTAGCGGTCGTATCAATGTTCTTCGGCTTGGTAGCTCAGATGGCTAGAGCATTCCCCTCGTAAGGGTTGTGTCGCGGGTTCGAGTCCCGCCCTTGCCTCGATAGGCGTGTATCTGCTCGTCGCGGGAACGGCGGGCGGACGCGTCGAGTGCCGGCCTTGCCCTGTCGAAGGGGCGTGGGTTTCCTAAAGTTGACAGCCTTGGTGCAACTGGCGCGTAATACGGGGCGGGCCTTCCGGTCGGCGCGACACAATAAGTGGGCCGGAATGCACTGGTGGCGTAATGGTAGCGTCTCAGCCTTCCAAGCTGATGGTGCGGGTTCGATTCCCGCTCGGTGCTCTGCCCGTCTGCCTAGTTGCAGAACTGGGTCTCCTGGGTCGCCGCGGCGATCCTTGCATTAGCTCATCCACGGGTTGTGGAGGGAGTCTCTGGCATCGTCTTTTGGGCGGTGCCTGTATGCCGGTGGTCCAGTGGTAGGATGGCGGTCTCCAAAACCGCAAGCGGGAGTTCGATTCTCTCTCGGTGTGCTCTTGGATGGTTGGCAGAGTGGTTTAATGCGGCATCTTGCTAAGGTGCTGACGCTTCGGTGTCCGCGAGTTCAAATCTCGCACCGTCCGCTTGGGATTGGCCGGTGAATCAACAACGGAATAACGTGTGGTTCGTCAGCGGCCGGCCGGTCCTGTTTATGTGCGCGCCCTTGTGCCCATGTCTCTCGATATCCCATTGTTCCATTTCTGTTGACGGTGGAGCCGGGCGCGCATGTTCTTAAAGGGGTGGTTATGGCGTGGTCGAGCAGTCGTCGTAAGGAGCGGTTCGACCCGTCGTGGCCGCGCACCCGTCAGATGATCTTGGAACGGGATGGCTGGCGGTGCCAGTGGCCCGTCAAGGATGAGTTCGGGGTGGAGAGCAAATGCTTGGCCCCGTCGAATGAGGTGGACCACAAGGAGCGTGCCGAGAACGGTATGCCTGATGATGATTCGCCTGAGAACCTGTGGGCGTTGTGCCACTGGCATCATTCGTATAAGACGGAGTTGGAGTCGGCCGACGCGCGCGCTAAGTATCGTGAGCGTCGGAAGGAGAAGCGATGGTATTCTCACCCGGCCTTCCTCTGATGTGCGGTGTCGCCGGTTGCGGCGGTCCGGTGTGTTCCAAAGGCTTGTGCAGGCGTCACTACGATATGGCGCGCAGGAACGGCGCGCCTGTTGAGTTGTCTCGCCAGCGGTTGTGCGCCGCCTGTCATCAGTGGTTCGAGCCGAAGCGTTCCGACCAGTTGTATTGCTCGCATCGTTGCAGGCAGCGGTATTTGCGGTTGAACAGGATGGATGCGGAACGGTATCCGAAGAATCCTCGCACGAAGCTGTTCGTCGCGCCTGTGAGCGCCGCGAGCGTGGATGGCGCGCCGGTGGTGGTGGAGCCGTTCACGGACATGCAGGTGTTCGACCGTTCCGATGGTTTGTGCGCCGTGTGCGGTGGTGCCATCGATGTTGAGGTTGATGTGTTCGATCCGGATGGCTTGTCTTCGCAGTGGCTTGTGCCGGTCGATATGGGAGGGGTGCCGGCGTTGTCGAATCGTGTGCCGGTGCATAGGCGTTGCAAGGGAGGTGTGTCCGATGGCAGGAAACGGAAGAAAGTCGAAGAAGGGCGCGATTCCCGTGCTGAGAAGCGACGGTGAGAAACGCGGCCCTAATCTGCCGTCCACGCGGCCTGACGGAGAGGAATGGTTGGAGCGCACCGTCAAGGAGTATGAGGCGTGGCGGACGAGTCCGCAGGCGCAGCGTATGGGCACCGAACCGGACTGGTATGCGCTGCAGGATCTGATGTTCATCAAGGATCTCTTCTATAGGCGTCCTAGCGCCATTCTGGCTTCGGAGATTCGCATGCGCGAGGCGTTGTTCGGTGGCAGTCCGGCCGCGCGTCAGGCGTTGAAGTTCGATGCGCCGCAGCCTGACGATATGGCCGCGTCCACTGGATTGTCGGACACTCAGGGCGCTCGTAACGAGCGTGTGAACCATGTGCGCGCCGCCGCGTTGGGATTGAGGGTCGTTAACGGAGGTGGCTGATGCATGACCGCATTCCGAACCTTCAAGGCGAGGAACTGTCTCGTTCGATGGGTTGGTTTGCGGTCTGGTGGATCGAGACGTTCTTCCGTGTTGGGCGCGGTGGCGGCGTGGGTTTGCCTGAACGGTTCGACATGGACGAGACGGTGTTCATGCTGAACGCCTACGCGCTGACCAAAACGGGTTCACGCCGGTTCAACCGTGTGTTCTATTCGCGTGCCAAGGGCAAGAACAAAAGCGGTAAGGCTGCGGGCACCGCGGCTTTCGAGGGTCTTGCCCCGTGCAGGTTCGACCATTGGGCCGAAGAGGGCGAGACGTACGAGTTTCTAGGGGAAACATACCATTACCGTCCTGGCGAGCCGGTGGGTCGTATGGTGCAGATGCCCGAGATCATCTGCTTGGCGACCGCCGAGGGGCAGACGGGCAACATCTTCGATTCGATCTACTACAACTGCGACGAAGGCCCGTTGAGCCAGCTCAAGGGCGTCGGCTTGGACGTGGGGCGCACCCGCATCGGTCTGCCGGAGGGCGGCGAGATCATTCCGTCCACGTCCGGCGCGGCGTCGAAGGACGGCGGCTTGGAGACGTTCGCTTGCTGTGACGAAACGCACCTGTACAACACTCCGAAGCTGCGCAACATGTACAAGACGGTGCAACGCAACCTTGGCAAGCGTAAGGGCGATGCCGACCCGTGGATATTGGAGACATCCACCATGTACCGGCCGGGTGAGGATTCCGTGGCCGAATCCTCGTACAAGTACGCTTGGGACACCGCGTCGGGCAAGGTCAGGCATCGTTCGGGCATCTACTTCGACCATGTGTACGCGAACCTCGACATCGAGGATTTCGCCGACGAGAAGAAAACGTTGCGGGCCTTGCAGGTCGCGTACGGCGCTTCGGCGAAAAGCGATGACGGGAAGGATTATCTGATTCTCCCCGACGGGCGCATGACCGTGTTGGATGAGAACGGTTTCGACGCCGAGGGGCATTCGTATTGGGATGGCGAGCTTGGCCCGTCGAAGGACGGGTGGATCGACCTGAACGGGCAGATGGACCAGATCTATCAGCCGGACTCCGATCCGGCCGATTCCATCCGCTACTACATGAACAACCTTTCCAGCGTGCACGACTCATGGCTCACGGAGTCCGACATCCAATCGCACCTGCTGTACAGGGACGAGATGAGCGCAGCTCAGTCGAACTTCAAGCTCGACGACGCTTGGCAGTCCATCATCTCTCCGAAGGAGCCCATCACGTTGGGCTTCGATGGTTCCGTGTCGGACGATTCAACCGCGTTGGTCGGATGCAGGGTGAAGGACGGGATGCTGTTCCTCATCAAACTGCAGCAGTGTCCTGACGGGCCGGAGAAGGCTACATGGCGTGTGGACCGTGATTCATTCGACGGGAAGGCGCGTTGGATGCTTGAGCATTACAACGTGGTCGGTTTCTTCGCCGACGCCGCCCGTTTCGAGAGCATGATCGGCGGCTGGGAGTCGGACTACGACAAACAGCTCAAGATCGGTCCGCGCAAGAGCGGCGACAAGATCAAGTTCTGGACGAACAGTTGGACGCATGACATGCACCGCGCGTTGGAGAACGCGCACACCGGCTTCCGCTACCCGTACGAGAAGCCGACCGGACCGCACGTCAAGGGCGATATAGCGCTTCTGGCGGACCCGCGGCTGGTGAACCATTTCCGTAACGCGCGCCGCCGCGAACGCAGCTTCGGCTATCTCATCTTCAAGGAGACGCCGAACAGTCCCGACAAGATCGACGCGTGCATGGCGGGCGTGCTCGCCTACCACGCGCGATGCAAGTACTTGGAACTGGCCGAGGAAAAAGCGAAACCGAAGGCAGCGCCGCGAAGGCTCTACTAGGAAGGAACGGTCATGGACGCTTCCAATCTGGTCGTTCAGGAGGAATCCGAGGACGCTTTCGTTCTCACGAATCTGGCCCGCCAGCTCGGCCGCAACATTCCGCGTTTCGCCGAATTGAAGGCGTTCAAGGACGGGCGCGAGATGGTGGACGAGTCGAGCGTCCCGCAGGGTGTGGATCCCGATGCGGCACCCGTGTATCAGAAGATACGCCATTTCGGCTCGTTGAATCTGGCCCGCCGCATCAGCGAGGCGGTGACGGACCATCAGCAGCCGAATGGTTTCCGCCGCATAGGTGACGAGGATTCGGAGAGCGAAGCGGTGGACGGCATGTATCGCAGGTGCAGGATGGCGACCATGCTGCGACGCGACACGTTCCCCGACGCCGGCGACTACGGCTGCGCCTACGGATACGTCGGCAGAGGCATGGGAGGTCGGTATATCAGGTCCGTCAGCCCGTGGGAATGCGTGATGAGCGACGACGGAGACAGCGCCGTCATGTATACGTTCGACGCCATGAACCAGCGGGAGTGCATGGACTTGTTCAGGCTCTCCCGCGACGATAGCGGCTATCCGGTGAAAGTGTATTCGCGGACCGCGGTGCGCGAAGCGGAATCCCGTTCCCTGCTCGCCGAATCGGACGATGAGGGGATCGACAAAATACTCGATGACAACAAGGAATGGGACCCCGGCAACGATTGGGAATGGGAAGGCGACGAGAACAACGATTTCGACTACGCGCTCCGATGCGGCTCTCTTCCCATCGTCCAGTATTCGACGCCTGACGGTAAAGGGCTGTTCGAGCCGCATCTTCCCACGTTGAAGCGTATCGACCGGCAGTTGTTCGACCGGTTGTGCATCACGATGATGCAGGCGTTCCGCCAGCGCGCCCTCAAGGGCGAACTGCCGCAGGCGTATGCGGAGGACGATCCGCTCGTATTGTCCGGACAGGTGAACGCAGGCGACCCAATCGACTATTCGAACGCTTTCAGGATGGCTCCCGCGGCGATGTGGAATCTGCCGGAAGGCGTGGACGTGTGGGAGTCGCAGGTCACGGAAACGACCTCTCTGCAGGCCAACATCGTCGGCGACATCAAGCAGCTCGCGGCCACGTCCGGCATTCCGCTGGACGTGCTCAGCCCCGACGTGCAGGGTTCGGCGGCTGGCGCTGACCTGAAACGCGAGGGGTTGAAGTTCAAGGTCGAGAATCTGAACATGCTCGCCGCCGACGCGATCACGCTCATGCTTCGCATGGCCATGGTGCTTGACGGCGACGCTTCGGCCGCTGACGCGGATTTCGAGATGATGTGGAAGCCGGTTGACACGACTTCCCAGCTTGAACTCGCCCAAGCCGCCCAGCTCGAATATTCGACCGGGTTGAAGTCCCGCAAGACGATCCTCACCCACTCGTATGGATTCACGGCGCAGGACATCGCCGAGGACGACATGAACCGTCTGAGCGACCAGTTCAATCTACAGCCCGTCACGACGGGCGCGCAGCCTGCCACGTCGGCGGCGGCGACGCCCGCCACCGGATGGGACGTGGGAACGCTGGGGACGGATGACATGCAGGCCGTTGACGATGGTCTTCCGGAGGCGTTCTGATGGCGTCGGCGACGACACGGTTAGCGCAGCTGAGCGACATGCAGCAGCAGCTGCACAGCCAGCTCGTGGAGACGTACGTGGCCGCATGCCGGAAGATGTGGCTGAGCCTCACGCCGCAGGACTGGTGGAACGACGCGGTGGTCATGGGCGCGGCATCACGCACGGCGATGCTCGAACTGCAGATGGTCGCCGCCGCCCGACGCGCGGGAATCGAATACGCCGACCAGACGCTGCGACTCATAGGCCAATTGCCGCAGGGCGTCGTGCAGCAGCTCGTGTATCCGCGCGTGAACACGGACCCATGGCTCGTGGCCGCGCGTCCGGCCGACTCGTATCGAAGCGAGGCCGTCAAGAATCCGTCCGTAAGACCGGACGAATGGCCCTCCTCGGACGATGCCGCCTATGAGACGGTGAGCGAGTGGATACAGGCCGCGTTGGGCCGCATCGACGCCACGTCGTCAATAGACGTGCAGATGGCCGGAACGCAGGCCACTATAGACCGCTACCGCGGCAGCAAGGTCCTCTCATACAGGCGCGTCCTGCATCCCGAACTGTCGAAGTCCGGCTCATGCGGCCTGTGCATCGTCGCCGCGGACCGGTGGTATTCCACCGCGAACCTCATGCCGTTGCACGTGCGCTGCAAATGCGGCGTCGCGCCGGCCGGCTCAGACGAGGATCCCGGACTCGACCTGAACAAGGCAGACCTCGACCGCCTCTACGCGGAAGCCGGAAGCAACAAGGCCGAAGACCTCGTGAACGTGCGAGTCAAGACGATATCGCACGGGGAACTCGGTCCGGTGCTCACCGCGGCCGAGGCGAGGGAAACGGACAATCCGGTACCCGGCGTCGAATCGAAGGAATGGCGTACGCCCGACAGGGCGACGACCGTCGAACAGCTTCAACGCATGAAAAACCGCGCCATCGAATTCTCCAAACACTACAAGGAGGTTCGCGACGGCGGAAAAGAAGTCTCGTTCAGATACGAAGGCAGAACATACGTGTTCAAACCGTCGTCGCATCTGAACCAAGCGTGGGCGTACCAGCGCTCCATGCTCAACCAAGTCACGGCCCTGCTTGACAAGGCCGCATAACACAAAAGCAAAGGAATACAAATGTCTGGAATCGAAGAACCCGACAAGACGGAAACCGTCGAGAAGGCTGAGCCGGAAACCGGCAACGACGATACCACCCATACCGACGAGCCTGACACGGCCAAGAAGCCGGACCGGTCCGAGGATGCGGAAGGTCTGACCGACGAGGCCGCGAAGTGGCGCACCCTCAGCAGGAAGAACGAGGCGGAGAAGGTCGAGAACAGGAAACGCGCCGAAACCGCCGAAGCCAAGACCGCCGAAGTGGAGTCGCAGCTCGCCGCCGCCAACGCGCGTATCGCACGTCTCGAGGCGCAGGCCGCCTATCCGCAAATCAGCGACGAGGCATTCGAAGCCCTGTGCAAGGAGACCACCCCCGACGGCATCAAGGCGTGGGCCGAAGCGTATTCCCGAATCAATCCCGTCAACGTCGCCGCCGAACCCGAAACGGGCAAGCCCGACGAATCCCACACACAGTCGGGCGACAACCCGTCGCCCATCTCCCAGCGCGTGATGAGCAAGGGAATGCCCCAACCGACTCCGCCCGCAAAGGGCACGGAGAAGTCCGGGTACGACTACGCGGTCAAGCATTGCGCGCCAAACACCAACACTAAGAAGGAGTAAAACCATGGCAGAAACCGCCAACAATCTCGTGCAGTACGAGAACTCCGCCGCCCCCGCGGACAAGCAGGATTGGCTGCTGAACCGCATCACGGATGGGATTCAGGAAGCCACGTTCGACGTGAACCTGTTCCTCGGAGGCGACAACGAAAGCCTGTATTGGGCTTCCCTGACCGACACCGACACCGTTGGCTGGCTGCGTTCCGGCATCCCGGTCGCCCGCGCCGACAGCGGTTATTACGGTCCGTATGATCCGAACGCCACCGACGGCCGTCAGAACGGCGTGGCCGGCTTCCTCGAAAGCCAGCTCAAGGTCGAGTTCGGACGCAAGGGCGTCAAGCAGCCCATCGTGACCACCGGCGTGCGCTACATGGCCGTCATCAACAAGCGCAAGCTGCCCGTCACCCTTGCCGACGGCACCTCCATCGCCGGTCTGATCCTCGACTACGACAAGGAGGCGGGCGGCGCTGTCACCGTGCTTTCCGGTCAGGGAGGCGCTTCCACGGCTTCTGTCACTTGGGATCAGGTGCAGGACAAGCCGACCATCCCCGCAGCCGCGTCCAATGCGACCGCATCCAAGGCCGGTCTGGTGAAGATGGGCGCGAAGGTCGATGACGCGACCTCCGACACGCTGCTCACCCAGTTCAACGCGCTGCTCGCGTCGCTGCGCGCGTCCGGCGCTCTCGCCAAGTAGGCCAGCGAACCAACGTAAACAACCCGCCTTCCATGGCGGGTTTTCTCATATTAGGAAGGAAACACGATGGCCCTTATCAATCAGGACTTCATCACGCCGGCCGAAGCGTCCGGCATCGTGTTGGGAGCCTACCAGACGGTGACGGCCCAGTTGCCGTTCTCTCAGGTGCTTCCCGACATCAACAATCCGACCGGCCTGCGCGTCGATTGGATTCCGAATCAGGCCCGTCCCGAAGAGGACGAGATGCACTTCGGTGCTTGGGACGCCGAGGCCGAATACGGTCAGACCAAGGGCGGCGAGAAGATCGCGTACACGAAGATGCTGCCGCTGCGTAAGCGCATGCGCATCAGTGAATACGACATCGCCGAAGGCAAGGTCGATCTGAACGGAAGCAACGTCGCGGACTCTCTGCGCGAATACTTCCTGCAGCTCGGCAAGGAGCTCGCGTTCCGTTTGGAGCGCGCCCGTGTGACCGTTACGGTGGACGCCGCGCTGTCCGTTGACGAGCATGACGTGAAGGCCACTTGGGACTACCAGCGCGACGCATCCCTGACCGTCACGGCCGCGCAGAAGTGGAACGTCGACGGCGACCCGGTGGCCGACACCCGCCTGTGGGCCGATGTCATCGACGCGGTTGACGGCTACGCGCCGACCGTGATGCTCATGACCCGCAAGGTCATGCGCGCCCTTGAGGCGAACCCCGTCATCATCCGCTACGCGTTCCAAGGTCAGGGCGACACGCTGCCCAACCTCGTCGGCGAGAACGTCGTGCGCAACGTCATGCAGCAGATGGCCGGCATCGACAACATTCTCATCGTCGATGACGTGTACAAGAAGTACGCGCAGGCGCAGAAGATCCAGCTTCCGGGTGGCGTCAAGTCGTTCTTCCCGGAGGACACGGTTCTGCTGCTGCCCGACCTCGGCGGAACCGACATGGGCTACACGGCCCTCGGTCCGACCGCCGAAGCCAAGGCCAAGGCCAACGGCATCAGCCGCGAACACGACGCCGGCCCGGTCGGCTTGGTGACGGACATCGCCGCCAGTACGCCCGGCTACGAGGCGTACGCCACGGCCACGGCACTGCCGGTGCTCATCCAGTCGAACAGCACGCTCAAGGCGACCGTTCTGTAAAAGGAGACGCGCATGGCTGCGAACATCGAAAACATCGACTGGCTCAAGCACATGCGCGTCGCCGCACTGGTCGAACCCGAACTGTTCGACGAACGACTGCCGACCGAATGGGTGTTGCGCGAATGCAGGCTCGCCGCGGCGCTCGCGGTGTCCGAATGTCCGGCGGCGTCGGTGCGTTTGCGTGCCGGGCGGCTCACGGAGGACGAGTTCGCCGGTGTGGTGTGCGACATGGTGATGCGCGTCGCACGCTGGCATCGGATGAAAACCGAATCGAACGGGTCGTACTCGTACACCGAGCATGACCCGCAGTCGAACACTCCGGGCTACGATCCGTCTCCGCGCCTGTTCATTTCCAAGGGCGAACGAGCGTTGTTGAACGGATATTCGGGGTCGTCCGGTCGCATCGGAACCATCAGCATGGGCTTCGACACTGGCTTCGGAGGATAAGCATGGCGGGCGGTTTCCTATACGACGGCGAGGATATGACCTCGTTGGGCGGCGGTGGCCTGTACGACGGTGTGGACGTGCCCGAAACGGTGCCGGACACATTGCTGTACAGGGATCTGATCGTGGTGGAGCTGACCTCGTTCGAGCAGACTCCGTATGGGACGCGGGTCACGCCGACCGGTGAGGTGTTCGGCTGCTACTGCTCGGTGGAGGGCCGCACGCAGAAGAACAGCGTGTTCTCGGATAACTGGGCGCAGGATGATACGCCGACGAGCACGGGCGGTCTGCGTGAGGTGAACATGGTGAAGGTTCTCGCGCCGGAATGGCACGGGGACATCTACACGCGCTTCTGGACCGCTGACGGCTCCTGTTGGCAGGTGGACGGTTCACCCGTGGACATGCCGCATTCGACCGACGTGGCCCGTCATTGGGAGATGCAGGCGCGACGCGTCTACGCGCCCGAATTGGCGCGCAACAGGATCGACCCGCCTGCGATTCCCGAAGGGAGCCGCGTATGGGGTACGTGAAGCTCAAACCACAGAAGCAGTTGAACATCGAGGTCGCGCTGGCGTTCGGTGCCGAGGTGACGCGTCCGAAGGCGTTGAAGGTCGCCGCCAGGGCGAAGGCGTTGGCGGACGCGAAGGCGAAGCATTCGAGCGTGGCCGACCGTATCGACATCAGCGTGCACGGCGTGGGCATCCACCATGCGGTCGTGATGAGCGTCACGGGTCGTGACGGCAGTCAGGTCGCCGGCCATTTGGAGTTCGGCTACTTCAACAAATGGTTGGAGAACAAGTATGGAATCCGCAGCCCGCGCGCTTGGATGCCGGGCTTGTTCATCATGAGCGAGGCGAAATATGCGGCAGTCGGATAGTGACCTCAATGTGGTGCGCGTGGGCGTCGAGACCGTGGATTTGAGCATCCGTGAGGATTTGGACGCGGATGCGCTCGTGTACGACATGCTCCATCGCATCGACTTCGACGCGGCGGGCTTGCCGAACGTGGTCGTCCAGTCCGAAATCGATCCGGCGACGGAATCCCTGCTGCTCGACCATGACGTGGTGTTGTACTCGTGCGGTGCGCCCGAACAGCCCGACTGGAACCTCAAAGCGTGGATATGGCGGTTCACGCTCTCGCTGACCGTGCTCAGCAGCGATCCCATGCGCTGCCGGCGCATCAGCGCCCTGCTGAACCGTCGGATAGCCTCATGGCCGTATGAGGAACCCACCGATCATGGCAAGGTCGGCCGTCTCGTGGACAATCCCGGCTTCCGCAAGATAAGCGCTGGCGACATGACGACCAGCAAGACGATCACGGCGCGGACCAGCACGAAACTCGTTCAGGCCGCGTCCCCCACGAACACGACCATGCCCGCATAGGCGTGGCCCCGATATTCTTTCCCTTTTCCAAAACCACTCTCCGCATACGAAGCCCCGAAACCATCCGACGGTTTCGGGGCTTTCCCATTGCGGCATACCAGAAGGAGTTCATCATGGCAGTCGATCCCATCGGCATCCACGACAACGACGTACTGTCCTCAACGCGAGGCGCGATCTTCATTTCCAAGGCCGGCAACATTCCCGCCGTGTCCCTGCTCAAGCAGTTCGACATCGAGGTGGAAACCCTCGGCACCGACGACGACCTGTGGTCCAACATCGGCCACACGTCCAACGACACGCTGCCCGAGTTCGCTTTGGACGGCGGCGACGCGACGGAACTGTCCACATGGCTCAAGGCCCAGTTCCGCACCCGCTACGACGAAACCACCGGAACGGTGACGTTCAACTCGGTGCAGGGCGACGCGGCGAGCCTCGAACTGATCTACAACGGCGTCGTGGACACCGACGGCGGAGTCGCCCTCAGCTTGGAGAAGTCCAACAACCCGTACGCCGTGCTCATCCTGTTCAAGGACACCAACATCAACAAGAAGTTCGCGATCCTCATGCCCAACGTGGACCTGACGTTCAGCAACCTTCCCGCCCTGAGCAGCGGCGACGACGGCTTCGTGGAATACGGCGTGTCCGGCACGATCAAAACGTCCGACGCGCTGCCGAAGGACAAGTCCGGCAAGACCACTTCCGTCAAGCTGTACCCGCAGACCGCGCTCGCGGCCTGACGGTTCCTGATTCCTCCCACGGCCGCGGCGTTCCTCCATGCGCCCGCCGTGGGATTCCCTTTCTTTCGTTTCATGGAGGATTTTCTTTTCATGGAGGAACAATCATGGTTGCGAAGAACACCGCTAAGAGCACCGAAAACATTGAGAACGTTGAAGCCGTGGAGACGGAGGCTTCGAACACGTTCCCCGAGACGTGGAACGAACTGAAGGGGAATCCTCTGTTCGAGGGCGTGCCGGATATGGTGCAGGCCGCTGATTTCTCGCCGACCGTTTCGGCTCGTTTCGCGGTCATGCGCGCGCACGTGCAGGAGCGCGCGGACCTGCTGGATAAGATGGGCGCGTTGGGCGGCGATCATACCGATTCGTATGATGCGACCGCGGAGGTCATCGCCGTCGCCGAGACCATCGAATACGCCAACTATTTCTACGAGTCCATCGCCGTGAGCGAGGAAGCCTACCATACGTGGGTGAAGGGCCGCACCGCGGTGGACATGTTCTATCTGATGCTGCTGCTGACCCGATTCTATGAGCGCGCACTGGGAAAATCCAGCGCCTCGAAGGTGCGCTTCGAGACTGCCGAATAGAGGTCACGGCGGACTTCCGCCGTTTCTACAATCTCGACCTGCCGTTGATTCTGCATGATTACGACCCCTCGTATCTGTGCGACCTGTTGGACGGGTTGGAGGGGTATGACGGGAGCCTGTATCGGGCGTGGATGATGGAGCATCATCCCTTGTCCCCGAACGGCGGTGGGAACGCCGCGCGTCGTCAACTGGGGTGGCTCGGCTATTCGCAGACGAACATGCTGCTGTTGGATGTGGCGAACATGCTTGAGGTCATCCGCGTGCAGTTGGCCCGGTTGGGCGGCGACGGTAAGACGAAGCCCGACATGATTTTCCCGCCCGGCGTGGAACCCCCGTCGGAGCGTAGGCGTTCGGGCGTGGTCAAGACCGCGGGCATGGGTTTCGACGAACTGTACGAGACGATGCTGGCGATGTGGGGCGGCAACGGTTTGGCCGACTAGCCCCCTTTTCGTTCCGGTTTGAAGCGGTTCCGCAACCACGGTTGCGGGGCTGCTTGGAACCTTTTGGAACGGTTCTTCTCTCTTTCAGCCCCTCGAATTTCGAGGGGTTTTCTCATATTCCCTCATTCTCGCGAAGGCGGTGCTTCCATGGCCGGAAATCTGCTGAGCGCCGGTCAGGTCGGCGTCGATATCGTTCCCGACACGACGTTGTTCTGGGCGCGGTTGAACGGCGAACTCCATCGTCGTAATCCCGAGGTCGAGGTCGGGTTCGTGCCCGACACGACCCGCGTGTCCGCGGAGATGAAACGCATCGACTCGAAGGATGTCGATGTGGATGTGGAGTTCAAGGGCGACAGCAGGAAGATCGACCGCATCATCAAGGACTTGGACGATGCGAAGGTGTCGCCCGAGCTGGACGCGAAGAACATGCTCAGACAGCTCGACAAGGTGTCGAAGGAGCTGGACGAGACGCGCAGCAAGCTCAGCTGGCAGAAGTATTGGGACAAGAACGAGCAGGGCGTCGAGGACTACAACAAGCTGCTCGACAAGTCGAACAAGCTCGCCAAGGAGCAGTCGCGGCTTCTTGAGACGGAGGCGAAGCGCCGCGTCAAACTGTTGGACGACTACCAGCGGGCCATTCTGAGGCTCAAGCCGTTGGGCGCGGACAATCTGCTCGACCAGCAGGCCGCTACCGACATTCGCAAGCGTCTCGACAAGCTCGTGGCCGACTTCAACGACGGCAAGGTGTCCGCCGCGAAGGTGCGTATGGAGTTGGACGATTCGTCCTACCAGCACGTCGCGAACCATCTTGAACGGACGATGCGCGACATCAGGGAGGTGAACAGCACCGCGGCCCGCGTGCGCTTCTATGAAGAGGGCGCTGACCGTCTTGAACGTCGGCTCCGCCGGTTGAACGCCACCCATGTGGACATCCCGGCGAGCATCCAGCTCGATCAGGAAGACCTTATCAAACGGCTTCGCGAGACGGCTGAGATAGTCAGGCGCGATCCCGACTACGTGTTCGAGACGAATCTCGACCTCGACATGCGCCGCGCCGAGGAACGCATCAAGGACTTCCAGAAGAAGAACGACGAGCTGAAGATGGATCTCGATATCGAGACCCTGACGGCGCGCGCGCATCTGGCGTATTTCACCCGCCCCCGCACCATCGATGTCTTCGCCCGCTTCCGTGGTACGGACTTGGGCAAGATACTCAACGGCATCACGTCCGGTGCCACCGGTCTGAAGGGCGTGCAGAACCAGTTCGACAAGCTCGTGAACACGTTCGACAAACTCGACGACGTGGTGCCGAAGCTCAGCCTCGTCGGCGCGGCCATGACCACGTTGGGCGCTGGTGCGCTCAACCTGGGCCGCACCGTCGGCGGCGTCGGCACGAGCCTTGTGAGCCTGAGCAAGGCCGCGCTGGCCGCTCCCGCCGTGTTGGGCGGATTGGCTTCGGCCGGCTACGGCGTGTACGCGGCGGTCAAGACCGCGGGCGACGAGTTCGACATCACGAAGACGAAGCTCAACGGATTGCAATCCGAGGTCGGCACGGCGTTCTGGGACGAGTCGCGTGACGCGATCTACCGGATGGCCGACACCATCGACGGGAAACTGCGTACCGGCTTGGTTAACGTCGCGAAGGCCGAGGGCGAGGCCGCCGCGGGTTTAGCTGACCTCGTGTCGCAGGAGACAAGCCTGAGTCGCTTGGAAGGAATCTTCCAAAATACAGAGAAGGCCGTGGGCGAACTGTCGCCCGGCATCAGTGACGCGGCGAGGGCGATGCTCGACTTGGGTGACACCACGTCGCAGTATCTGCCGAGGGCCGCCGCCTACATGTCCGATCTGGCCGAACAGTTCGCGAACTGGGTGGAGCGCGCGCGTGAGACCGGCGCGATCACGCAGGCCATGGAAGGCGTGATCGAACAGGCCGGCTATCTGAAGTCCAGCATCAAGGACTTGGGTGGCATACTGTCCGGCACGTTCGGCACGCTCGCCGCCGAAGAGAACGGCTTGGAAGGCTTCGCCGACGCGATCCACAAGGCCAACGACGCGGTGCAGTCGGCCAAGTTCCAAGAGACGTTGAAGGCGTGGTCGAAGGGAGCGCAGGACGCGCAGGACAACATGCGCGGCTCGTTTGGCGCTATCGGCGACGCCGCGTATGAGCTGCGGGACGCGACGAGGCAGGTGTTCGGCGATTCGGGCGACATCATCGGCAACGCGGCGAAGAACATCAGCCGCGTGTTGGGCAATTCCGAACAGGGCGTCAGGAACTTCAGTTCCGGCGTGCGCGAGGGCTTCACGCAGGTGTTCGACGCTGTGGGTGACTCGTCCGATATGTTCGACCAACTGTTGACGATGGTCGGCAAACTGTCCAGCACGTTCGGCGGCACGTTCGCGAACACGCTGCGCGCGTCCGCGCCGCTCATCGAATCGTTGGCGACCGCTGCGGGTGCCGTGGCGGATGCGTTCGCTGCGTTGCCCGAACCCATTCAAGCGGCTATCGGCTTGTACGCCACGTTCGGCAAGGCCGGCATCAATGCGTTCGACGCATTGAAAACCGGCATGATGGAGAGCACCCTTCAGTCGATCCAATATCGTAGGGCGTTGGCCGAACTCGGCGTGGACACCACCGACACCATTCTGAGCATGCGGTACGCCGTGGATGGTTTCGTGGCGGCTCACCCGTCTCTGCAGAACGTGACCAACGGCGTTAAGGACGCGACCGGCGTGATGGGCAAGATGGGCGCGGCCGCTAAGGGCGCTGGCAGCGCTTTGCTGTCCGCGTTCGGAGGTGGCGCGGGTCTGGCCATCACGGCCGGTGTGGGAATGGCCATCACCGCGTACGCGGACTACAACCGCAAGGCGTCGGCCACGAAGCAGGCGTCCGAGGAACTGGCTTCGGCGATGCGTGAGATACCCGATTCCGCGCAGGCCGCGGCGGACGGCATCGGCGCTGTGGGCAAGGCCATTCAGGCGAACTTCGAGAACACGGACTTCGGAGAGACCGGTTTTGCATGGTTGAACGACCTGCGCACCGGTTTCGATGATGCCGAATCCGCGGCGAAGGAGCTTGGCTATTCCACGCAGGACCTCGCGAACATCGTCATGGAAGGCGGCACCGCCTACGAGAATCTGCAAGCGCATCTCGCTGACGTGGCTCAGGCCGGAACGTATTACGGCAACACGATTCTCGATGTGATTTTCCCGAGTATGACGAAGCAGGCGAAGGCCGCTGAGAAGCTGTCGAACGCTTTGGCTGAGAACGAGAAGCAGTATCGGGAGAATTGGGAGCAGGTCGCCGTCGCCAACGGCTATACCGCGGAGTACGCGGACGAGCTGATTGATGCGGGTGAGAGCGCCGAAGCGTTGAGTGTGATTCTCGGCACGACGGCGCAGCGTCAGGAGATGCTTTCCAAGGCGCAGCAGATCGCGACGGAATGGAGCCAACGTCAGGCGGACGCTCAGAAGAACCTGCTGAACGCAATGAGCGACTACGGCGAAACCTACTCGAATATGGGCGACGCGATATCGCACGTTCAGGAGCTGGTCGCCAACGGCGAGCACGTGTGGGATGAGACCGCGAACGCCATCAGCGGCGTGACCGGCTCGTTCGACGTGATGAGCGAGGCCGGACGGTACGCTCAGGAGGCCATCGCGAACCTTGGCGAATCCGGGCATGACCTGTTGGAAAGCATGGTCGCGTCGGGCGCTTCGGTGGACGATGTGAACGCGAAGCAGCAGGAACTCGCGAAACAGCTGTACGACACCGCGACCGCGTTCAAGGTGCCGGAAGAAGCCGCCGAACAGTTGCAGAAGGTGTACGGTCTCACCCCGGAAGAGGTGACGACCCTGTTCAAGGCCGAGGCTGAGGAATCGAAGCAGACGCTCACCCAATATTTGAGCTATCTGCGTGCGATATTCCCCGAAGAGGGCAATACGGCCGTGTTCCAGACGGTCCTCGAAGGCATCAACTCGGGGGCCATCGAAAGCACCGAGCAGGTGTACGACGAGCTGCAGAAGCTCACCGGCAAGGATTACGTGACCGTGTTGGACGCCGATGGCGATCAGGTGCGGATCAAGAAGTCCGATGCCGATAAGCTGGGCTTGGAGTTCGAGAACGAAAAGTACACGACCACGCTTGACGCCGAGGATCTCGCTTCAGGCAAGATCGAACAGGTCATCGCGCTCAAGGACAAGGGATTGTCCGACAGGGCGGTCACTCTGCTGCTCAACGCCGACGGCGACGCATTGTGGAAGACGGAGAACGTCGAGAAGAATCTCCAGAAACTCGGCATGAGCCAGAAGACCTACGAATGGCTGCTCAACGGCAGTGGTACCGCCGAAGAGCGGATGCAGAAGGTCCGTGAGGAACTGTCCGAGCTGAATCTGACTGACAAGCAGATTCAGTGGATATTGGACGCGGTCGACAACGCCAGCGAAAAGATGGACACCATTGAGAAAAACAAGGTTCCTCTTGCGAATGGCGTGAGCTTCATCATCGAAGCGGACAACCAGCCCGCGTTCGACAGTATGGATGAGGTGCGCGCCTACGACGGGAAGACCATTGCCGAGCCTTGGACTCGCGTGCAGGGCGAATGGGACGGTGCCAACACGGCCATCCAAGCGTCCGCCGCCTATGATGGCGTGACCGTTTCGGAACCTTGGGCGCGCGTTCAGGGTGAATGGTCGTCCGCCGACCGGGCGATTCAGGATACCGTTTGGTATGACAAGCGCACGATCTCACAGCCTTGGGGCCGCGTGCTGGGCGAGAACAACGGGGCGCGTCAGGCGTTCCGTGATACCGCCGCGTATGACGGGCGCACGATCTCCGAACCGTGGGGTCGCGTCAAGGGTGAGAACAACAGTGCGAGGAAGGCGTTCCAGGATACCGCTTGGTATGACAAGCGCACGATCTCACAGCCTTGGGGCCGCGTGCTGGGCGATGATTCGAATGTGTGGAACGTGTTCCGCAACATCGCGAACACGAACGGAAGCATCCTCGCGACCCGCTACGTGGATATCGTCACCCGTTCGTCGGGCACCGTGCAGGCCGCTACGGGCGGTCGTATCTACGGTGCTGGCACGTCCACGTCGGATTCGATTCCCGCGATGCTGTCGAACGGTGAGGCGGTGCTTCGCGCGGCCAGTTTGAAGAAGCTGGATGCGAAGTACGGCCGCGGCTGGTTCGACTATGTGAACCGGTACGGGGATGTTCCGGATGGTTCGAGGCCGAGCGCGACCGCGCTCTCGTATCGGCGTAATTCCTTCGCGTATGCCGATGGCGGGCGTGTTAAGGCGGTCGAGGGCATGGTGAACGTGACGGTGAATCCGGTGGTGAAGGTCGAGGTTCCGGGTATGGAGCGCGCTTCGACATCGAATTACAGCGTGACGGTGAACGGTGTGGGCGTCGGTTCCGACGCTCAGGCGATGGAGTTGGTCGATCGGCTCGTCGCGTATGTGGGGCGTCAGCGTCGTATGCGCTGACGTGGGACGGGGAGGACGTGTGTTCTCCCCGTTCGTTTTTCTCTTTCTTTTCCGATTGTCGTGAGGAGGCTCGTATGGCCGACGGTTATGGTGCGATTCAATATGGTGCGTGGCGTTTGCATTTGGCGGCGTGGGTCATCGCGTATACGGACACGACGGATACGATTCGAGTCGAGACGCGCTTCCAGTCGGTGAATAACTGGTACCACTCCGGCATGAACTGTTCGGTGAGTCTGAACTGCAACGGGCAGAAGGATTCGTGGAGCGGCACCGCTTCGACGAGCACGAACGGCGAGGCCACTATCCGCCGTTATGATTTCGTGGTCGCGAAGGCCGATACGGACAGGAATGTTTCGGTGAGCGCGTCGATGACCACGACCGGCTATCAGGCCGGTACGAGCTCGGCGAGCTGTCAGGTGTTCACCGGCGCGAAGACCTGCCGCAAGCCCGACGCGCCGAAGAACGTGTCGGTGGCGACTTCGGGCGACACGCAGATCAACATGTCGTGGCAGTCGGCGGCTAACGCGGGCGCGTTCAAACCGTGGGCGAACGTCATGGTCGATATCCAGACGTGCGACGGGGCCGGCAGCCAGAACGGTTGGGGTCATCTGACCACGTTGTCGGGGTCCGCGACGAGCCATAGCTTCACGGGACTCTCCGCGAACCACCGCTACTATCTGGCCGTGTACTCCAAAAACAGGGCGGGCGAGTCGGATCATGTGAATCTCGGCTGGGTGCAGATGACGCCCGCCGCGCCCACGATCAGCGCGACGAAGACCGGCGACACGAGCGTGAAGGTCAGCGTGAAGGGCACCACACGGTGGACGAACACGACCGACATCTACCGCAGCGCGAACGGCGGCGGCTGGACGCTCGTCGCCGGAGGATTGTCCGCGCCCGACGTGGAATGGACCGACAATTCGGCTCCAGGCGGCACGGTGCGGTACATGGCCCGCCAGTATGCCATCAAGTACACGTGGATAGGCTGGTCGGGCGGCAGCGTCCATTCCTCGGACGCGGCGACGGGCAGCATCACGACGACGCTTACGCCGGACCCGCCGAAGAACGTGACGTTCACGCGCGAGTCGGACAGCGCGATCAGCGTGTCGTGGCAGAGTGCGGCGAACGCGGGCGCGTCGAAGCCGTGGAGTCAGATCATCCTCGCGGAGCGGCGTTCGTCGGGCGGTGCGGACTGGGGCCAGTGGGCCGATCAGGGCGGCACGCCCGTCTACCTGTCCGGTACGACCATCAACTACCGGTTCACGAATCTGCAGGCGAACACGCGCTGGCAGTGCGCGGTCTACGCGCGTAACGCGGCCGGCGACAGCACGCACGTCGGCCATGATGTCATCTACACCACGCCGAAGGCTCCGACGGTCACGGCGGTGAAGGCGTCGAACACGAGCGTGCAGGTCGGCGTGAACTGTTCCGGCAGCTACGCGAACGGCTTCCAGATCGAACGCCTCGCGGCGGGCGGCTCGTGGACGCTCGTGCATACCGGCTCGTGGTCTTCGGGCACCGTGCATTGGACCGACACGAACGCTCCGGCCGGTCAGGTCACGTACCGCGCCCGCGCCACACGCCCCATCTACGGCGACGACTCGTCTAAGGGCGTCCTCTATTCGGCGTACACCACGTCGAATCAGGTGATGACGGCGACGCCTCCGCTCGCGCCGACCATCACCGCGCCGGCCAACGGCAGCGCATGGCCGACGGGTTCGACCGTGCGCGTCGCGTGGACGCCGAACCATCCCGACGGGTCGGGCCAGTCGGCCGCGCAGGGCGAGCTGACGAATCCGGACGGCACGACCACGACCATCGACCTCAACGGCACGGCCACGTCCACGACGGTCACGGCCTCGGTGATAGGCAAGTATTCGTTCCGTGTCCGCACGAAGGGCGTGCACGCCGACTGGGGCGAATGGTCCACGCTGACCACGGTCACGGTCGCCGACCCTCCGAACGTGGTCATCACCGGCCCGTTGACGGAGATACAGGAGAGTCCGTTCACGGTCGCGTGGAGCGTGCTCGACGATACGGGCGTTTCGGAACAGTCGTTGGAGATCGTGCGTTCCGGCAATGTGGTGTTCTCCACGCGCGTGGACGCCGGGGCGCGGAGCCTCACGGTCACGTCGGGCATGTTCCTTCCGTTGGATGGGGACCTGCTGACGTTCAGACTGACGGTGCGTGGCGGCAGCACGCTGTCGAGCACGGTGAGTTCCGACGCGCCCGTACTGTTCGTGGCTCCGCCCGAACCGCGCGTGTCGGTCACGTATGACGACGCTTACGCGGCGCATCTGACGGTCCTGTTCGGTTCCGGCGCGGACGTGCCGCCGACGCGGCGCATCCTCGTGTATCGGGTCATGCCGGACGCTTCCGAACTGCTGCTCGACGGGAACCTGTCTGACGGACAATCGACGATCGACCGTCTGCCGCCGTTGAACACGGACTATTCGTATCGCATCGTCGCCCAGGCGGAGTCGGGAGCGGTGAGCGACATCACGCAAGAGGCGCGTGTCGAAGCCCATTACGGGATTTTGAACTTCGGCCGTGACGCGAGCGTGGCCGTGACGCTCGGATTCAATATGAGCGCGCGTCACAATCGCGTGCATGCGTCCAGCGAGATGCATTTCGCGCGCGGCGACAACACGCTGCCGGTCAGCTATTCGATGCGCCAACTGCAATCGACGGCGACGGTGCGCGGATTGTTCGAATGGGATTCGGCGTTGTATTCGCGGCTTGTGGCGACGGCGGACGCCTACACGTACGCATGGTATCGGGAGCCGAGCGGGTTGCGCTGGTATGCGAAGGTCGATCAGGAATGGGCCGTGGACACCACGGAATATAAGGATATCGAGTATGCGGTCGATTTGACGCAGCTCGCATGGGAGGAACCGGTGAGGTAATGGCTGATTGGTCGAAACCGTATGAGGTGGCGTATCGGGTGATGCGCGTGAAGCGTGGCTCGTATGAAGAGACTGCCGTGTTGGACCGTGTGCTCACGGGCGGCAGCATCGAACGCAATCAGGACACGAGCGTCACGGAGTCCGGGTCGATCGTGTACGAGGGTTCGTTGGATTTGGGTACGGATTGGCTGCGCGTGTGGGCCGACTGCGAATGGCATGACGGCAGTGTCGAGTCGGTGCCGTTGGGCACGTTCGAGCCGTCGATTCCGTCGCGTGCGGTGAACGGTTCGGAGAGCCAGTCGCAGATCGAACTGTCCGGGCTGTTGCAGGATCTCGCGGATGACATGTTCGAGAATCCCATCACGATGGGCAAGGGGTTGAAGGCGGTGGACTGCGCGGCCCGCATATGCCGTGAGGCTGGTTTGCAGGTCGCCGCCTATGATCCCGGCTCGTATGTGTTGAAGGAGAATTGGACGTTCGGTTTGCGGTCGGACAAGGATCCCGGCCGGGGGTCGAGCAAGTTGGACGCGGTGAACGATTTGTTGGATTTGGCGGGGTTTTGGAACGCTCGCACGAATCCGTATGGGCAGGTCGTGTTCGCCCCGTATGCGGAGCCTTCGGACCGTCAGCCCGCGTGGAGTTTCGTGGAGGGTGAGAACGCGACGTTTCTGGCGGAGATGACCGACGAGTTGGACACTTCCGGTGTGAAGAACGTCGTGAAGGTCATCTATTACGACACGGACCGTGAGTATGTGGGCATCGTCGTGGATTCCGATCCGAAGAGCCGGTGGAGCACGGTGTCGTTGGGTCGTAGGAAGGGCACGACGGTCGAGTATTCGAGCATTCCGGAGTCGGTCAAGACGGACGCGCAGGGGAAGGCGTTGGCGGAGTCGAAGGCGCGTGAGTTGTTGCGCACGAGCCAGTCGGTCATCCATCGTGTGACGTTCACGCACGCTTACGCGCCTTGCACGATCAGCGACGCGGTGGAGGTCGAGTATCCCACGGGTGGCGTGTCGGGCAAGTATGCGGTTCGTTCGCAGCATATCGAATTGGATGCGGGCATTCCCACGCAGACCGAGGCGCGTATGTATCAGCGTCCCTCATAGGACAAGGGATTTCGTAGGGAGGTTTCATGGTTTCGGATATGGATGTCGCCCGTGCTGGCCGGTTGCTGGCGGAGGAATTGGACGATGAGAACGTGGAGGTGCCGGTCGTGTCGTTGGGCACGGTCACGGCCGTGTCGAACGCGCGTTGCACGGTGAGCGTGCAGGGTGGTTCGTTGGAGGATATTCCGATGACGACCGCGTGTTTGGGTGTGCGTGTGGGGTCGCGTGTGGTGGTCGAGACGAGCCGGCGTATCTCCGTCGTAACGGGCGTTATCGGCTCACTCGCGAACATAGGGCAACTGATATGGCTCCAGGATGGCGTCACGCCGGAATCCGTCGGCTATCACGGCACGTGGGCCATAGCGTACGTCAACATCGTGAGCGCGTACGACCCCGGCTATGCGATCGACATCGAAAGCGCTGTGTTATCAAGCGGGCAGAACATACAGTTGTACGAGTTCAACAACACCGCCGCGCAGCAATGGTGTCTCAGGGTCGGCGACCACACGTACCACGCATGGATACGCACCGCGTGAAATCACAGGTAGTCGTGCGTCTTCCATAGGCCGAAGCCCGTGTGGTAGGTGTTCACGGTGGATATGCCGCTGTAGTAGGTGATTTTGTAGCCGTTGTTGGTGTCCACGTTCAGTACGACCTCGTTCGCCGTTCTGTCGGTGCGCATCAGAACAGGCGGCAATTCGCCGTGCGGGGGCCTCCATCCAACGGGAACGGTCAGGTTCAAGGAATTGAATCCGTCGCCGGTGATGTTGTTCATCGTGGAGTAGCAGCATACGAGGTCGCCCATGCGTCGGAGGTCGAACCGGGCGAACCCTCCGGAGGTTGGATAGCCGGTGAGTGTGGTCTGCCGCGGCATCGTCCAGTCACTACCGATAACGCCCGTTATGTTCCCGCCAATAGGCGGGTTTTTCTTTACTTTTCTTTGAAAGCGAGGGGCAGATGCCGCCTTTCCAGCAATTGTTTTCGTCCAACGAGTTCTGGACCAGCGTCATCGTCGCATTGGTCAGCGGCGGCGGCGTCGGCGGACTGATAGGCGCGTGGTCCAGTCGCAGGAAGGACGCGGCCGATGTGGCGCGCATGGCTACGGACATCCTCACGAAGGATGTCGTGCAACCGTTGCGTGACCAATTGGACTATCAGGAGTCGCAGATCACGCATTTGGAGACCGTGCAGGAGCGGTATTTCAAAAGCGTCGCCTATACGCGGCGCTTGTTCCACTGGCTGCAGGATTTCTGCGAGCTGGTGAATCCGGATTTTCTGGCGCGTCATCCGAAACCGGCTCTGCCTGACGAGCTGCGCGCCGATGTAGCGCCGGAGACGATAGCGGCCGTCCATAAGGACATCCGCGGTAAAGATTCCATTCCCGTTATTAAGGAGGATTAGTCATGACGAACATTCATGTCAGCATCCGCGTGCCTGTTGATGGCGGTACGGAGGCGGCGGTGGGTAGGCTGCGTTTCTCGCCGGTGCGTCGCCATTACGACGCGGCGAAGAACGTGGTCGTCGCCCAGGGTTTCGACATCGCGTTGGCGGATGGTCAGGCGACGGTGGATTTGCTGCCCACGTCGAACAATGGGTTCGTGTGGCGTGTGACGGAGTTGGCGGACACGCCGCAGGCTTACGACCGGTATGTGGAGGTGCCGGAGTCGGAGGCGCTGTTGGAGTATGTGGATCTCGTGGATGTGGATCCGAAGACTCTTGTTCCGTCCGCGTTGGTGGATAATTCCGACATTCTGAAGGTGCGGTATGCGGCGGATTCGGTGGAGGCGGCGGCGTTGAGCGCGCAGTTTCCGAACGTGTTGGTGTTCTTCGGTGAGGATGGCACGGCGACCATGTTGAACGAGACGGTGGCGTTCGCTTTGCGTGCTCGGAGTGAGGCTGAGGATGCTGCCGTGGCGGCGAAGTCGGCCGCGAATGAGTCGCAGACTGTCGCGAATCAGTCCGCGAGCATCGTTCAGAAGACGACGCAGGATGCTGCGGCGGTCGCGGCGAAGACCGATGAGGTCGGGCGTTTGAGCGCGGCGGCGGTGTCGTATGCGCAGACCGCTACGAAGCGTGCCGACGAGTTGGTTGATGGGATGGGCACGCAGGCGGCTTCGGTGGAGACCGCGGCCACTGAGGCGGCGAATCGTATCAGTGAGTCCGTTTCGGATGTGGAGTCGAAGGCTTCGACCGCGGCTGCTGCGATTGACGCGGCGGCGGCGAGTGTGCCGACGGTGCTTCCCGAGACCGGTGAGACCGGGGACGGTGGCGAGACCGGAGACGCCGGTGAGACCGGTGAGACGGGTGACGCCGGGGATGTGACGGTGCCTGACGATGGCGAATCCCAGCCCGAAACGGAAACCGGCTCGAATACCGGAACGGACACCGGCGTGGATACCGAAACGAACACCGAAACAGGCACCGAAACGGAAGGCGACGCGGATGGCGACGCGAACGCCGACACGGATACCAGCGTGGCACCGGACACGGAGGCCGATAAGACCACCGGCACGGACAGTGAGGAAACCACCGACATGAACGCCGATGCCGACGTGAACCCGGACTCCGACGCGACCGCCGCCGAACCCGCCGAAACCGAAACGAAGGACACTACCCCGGCCGACGAGGCTGACGGAACCGATGCGAAGGAGGCGTGATGCCCGCGTATCTCAATGGCAAGCTGATCGAATCGCCGCCCCTGATGAACGGCGTGCAGGTCAACGCTTTGTACAACGGGCTGATGGTGTGGCCGTACCGTTTCCCCGCCTTGTTCATACGGGTCATGGCCCGCGTGGACGGTCAATCGTTGATGGTCGAACAGTCGGTCATGGCGAAATGCCATCGCCGCTATCTCATCACCGACGCCGGTTCCGAACCGATCGTGGAGTATGACACGGTGTGCCGTAAAGCGGACGGTTGGACCGACTGGCCCGAGAGCGGTGAGGTCAGCGGCGCTGAGGGTCAGATTGTGTCGGTGGTGGATTGCACCACGGCGGGCGCGAAGGCGCGAGCCTACGGTACCGCCGTCCTGCCGAAACCCCTGTCCCGCAACCTGCTGCAGTACGGTCCTGTCGCCGAGACCGATGGTGTGACGGTCGGCGTGGACGGTGAGGGCGCGGTCACGCTGACCGGCACCACCACCAAGACATGGCAGACCGTCAAATGGGATCTCGATAAAAGCAAGTTCGTTCCCGGAGGAACGTATACGCTTTCTCAGAATCCGAAGGTTGACGGGTATAGGAATATTCAGACGTGGATTTATGTGGACGGGGTTACTGTCGGCCGGACGGACTTGCTTTCCGGCGAGGAGGCTAAGGAACGCGACACTTTCACCTTGCCCGACGTGATCGGAACCATTTCGCTGAATCTGCGAATGATTAACAACAATACGGACCAAGGTGGAGTGGCCTACAAGCTCCAGCTCGAAGCCGGGGACGTTGCGACCGCTTGGCAGCGTCCGGACGTGACGGATTTGGACCAAGGAGTCATCGCTGCGGTCAATCTCCTGAGCGTCGGCCCTGTCGCTGACGGTGATAAGAGCGTGGCCGTGGCGGCTGACGGTCTGACCGCCACCGGATTGGCTGCGGGCGACAAGGCCGTATGGTCGAATCAGGTGAGCCTGCCGGCCGGCACGTACACGATGGGCAATCTCGCCCCGAGCGGCACGGTGGTATTGTCCGGCACGGGCATGGGCACGGAGATAGTCAACGGCGGCGCGAGCCGCACCATCACCATCGCCGAGGATGTCGCCGACGCCACGGCCGAGGTGCAGTTCTGGAATTTCGGCCAGCCGGTGAAGCCGTATCTCGTGTCCGGCGACACCGCGCCCGCGGAATACATCCGCCCGATTTCGGAAACGAACGGGGGGGGGGCTATTGATTTACGCACAAACCTCCTCCGATACGGAGACGCCACGGAAAACGGTCTGACATGCACGGTGTTGGACGATGGCGGGGTCCATATCACGGGAACCGCTGTCGGTTCGTGGGGCGGTGTGAGATGGTTCCTTGACAACGCTCTCTTTCAACCGGGCGCGACCTATACGCTCTCCGGTGGAGTCTATGACGCTCCGGCAGGCGCATTGCTGGGCAGCATCGTCGTGAAGACCACAAGCGGCGCAGCCGCTGTGGATACGAGTTTCTCATACGAGAGCAGATCGACGCGATTCACGATGCCGGATGACTTCTCGTCCATTGAGTTTCGGATTCGCAGCGGCAGCGCTCCAGCAAGTGTCGATGTGGTTCTCCATCCACAGCTTGAGATTGGCACAGTGGTAACGACGTGGGAGCCGGGCGAGGTCGTCGCGGGGGGGGGGGCAGGCGGTTAGCCTCAATCTCTTCCCCCACACGGATAGTGCCACCGTCAATGGAGTGACGTTCACCGACAACGGCGACGGCACCTTCTCGTCGGGCGGGACCAGCACCAACGGCGACTGGTGGATAATAGTCGCCGAAAGCGAGATAATCACGCTGCCGGCGGGGGATTACGTGCACTACTTCCGCGACATCGACGGACTGGGCCGTAATCCGACGTGCGAGTTCCGCAACGCCGACACGAACGCCGTCATAGCGTATTTCAGCGTCAACGCGCAGAAGATCACGCTCGCCCAGGACACCCGCATGCGCGCGCGGTTCGTCTGCCCTCCGCTCGGCACGTGGCCGGAAGGGCGCTACGAGCCCGTTCTCATTCCCGCCTCGCTCTGGGGGGGGGGGCGTTGAGTTCGACGACCATAACCTCTTCCCCGTCGACGAGCTTCCCGACAGAACCGTCGACGGCGTGACGTTCGTCAACAACCATGACGGCACGTGCATGGTCGGCGGCACCAACACGGGCTCGAACCAATACAACGGCGTCGGAACGTTTTTTGCGTTGGAGGCCGGCTGGTATTCCATGGAGGCGACCACGGTCGATGGTGATTATTCCGACACCACGGTCGGCGTCACGGACAACACGAAGTATGCGTGCGAGTACGGCAGGTATAACTCCCGGTCGTGGCTGCCCGCGAACACGTACAACGCCGTGGTCCGCAGGGGCCTTTCCTCCGACGGTGGGGAAGTCACCATCCGGCCCGTGCTGGTCAAGCTCGCCGACGGGCCAAACCCAGAATCGGGGGAGCTTCTCGTTAACGGCGGATTCGAGTCCGGCGACCTGACCGGTTGGACGCAAACTGCCGGCAACGATTCGAACGTGGTCGGCGCTGCAGACGCGGACTGGATCGCCCCGCATTCGGGCGATTGGATGCTTCGTTCCTCGCAGGGTGGGCGTGCGGCGTCCTTCGACCAGACGGTCAAGGTGCCGACGGGTGTGCCCTTGCGTCTTACCCTGTGGTCGGCGCACTACAACTCCGAACGAACACTCGCGGTCGAGGTCGGGCCGGACGTGCAGCATCTCACGCGGATACTCTTCACGTCCGGCGATGGGCTCAACTGGCACGAGAGCATGGTGGACATCCCCGCGCAGGAGGCGGACGTTATGCTCCTGCGCATCATCACGGACAATGTGGTGCGCGTCGATGACGTGAGCCTCACGCAAACCATCCTCTAACCCACGGTCCCGCCCGATCACGGGCGGGACCGGTCTTGTATTCACAGCCCGCCGGCGCAAACCGGTGGGCTAACCCATTTAAGGAGGCATTATGCCGAGGCATTGGAATGGTCGGCGTAAACGTCCGCCGCCGCGGGATGACCCGGTGGAGGATGCCCGCCGTGACCGCTTGTGGGAGCGCTTGTTGTGCGCGCTTCTGGTTCTTCTTCTCACCCTTACGGGGTCCTATGCCGCCGCGTGTCTTATCACGTGGACGGTGTTCACATTATCCACCTGAGTATTTAAGGAGCAACAACAATGAATGTGGATCAGTTCGTAAACACGTATAACGGTCGCGTCGTGGACGTGGACGGAGCCTATGGAGGCCAGTGTTGGGATTTGTGGTCTCGTTATGCGCAGGATGTGTGCGGCGTGCCGCAGTCGGCCACGAACACGATGGTCGGCAGTGGTCTGGCCGATAGCGTCTACTATTCGACATACGGCCGTCAGCCCCAGCTGCAGGCGGCGTTCTCCAAGCTGGGGGCGGGTGAGTCGGCCCGTAAGGGTGATGTGGCGTTCTGGGCGGACAATAGTGCCGCCTATCCCGATTCGCACGTCGCGATCGTGTTGGAGGACAGGGGCAACAGTCTCTACTGTTTGACGCAGAATCCGGGCGCTACGAAGAAGGCGCTGTTGACGAAGAGCGGCCTGCTCGGGTATTTCCGTCCGAAGAAGGACGTGGGCGGAGGCACCACCGCATCCAACGGCAATAGCGCGTCCAGTAATCCGGTGGTCGTCGCCGGAAACTACCGGTGCGTGGTGGACGTGCTGAACGTGCGCGACCAGCCGACCGTGAAGGGTGCGACCGTGGCCCAATACAAGAAGGGCCAGACGGTCAACCTCGAAGGCTGGGGCGTGTACGCGGACGGCTACCTGTGGGGCCGCTACAAGGGCGGTTCAGGCAAGACCCGTTATATCGCCATCGGCACGCAGTCGGGCGAATGGTATCTCGCCCTCAACAAGTAACCACCCATCCATTCGGAACGCTGACGAACCACGTTGATTGAAAGGAACAGATTATGGCTGAGAACGACGGAAATCTCGACATCGAGGACGTCATCACCGGAAGCGAGGCGGAGAGGATCGTCTCATGGGGCAAGGCCGCGTTCGTGCGCGCGGTCAAGACCGCCGCGCAGACCGCGGTCGCGACCATCGGCACCACGGTCGTCGCCATCGGAGACGTGCAGTGGGGCATGGTGGCCGGAGCCGCCGCCCTCGCCGCCGTATTGAGCGTGCTGACAAGCGTCGCCGGCGTGCCCGAGGCGGACGACGGCAAGAGCCCCCTGACCGCGTGAACGCCTGACCGTCTGAACGACATAAACCTCTGAACGATGAAGCCCCTCCCTGAGCATGATGCTTGGGGAGGGGCTTTTCGTCGTTTGTATGGCATCTAGGAGGTAAGATTCAACCGTTCTCCGACTCGCTCCATCGCACGGAGTCGTTCGCCCGATCCCGCATGACGGTAGTGGGCGACCATCGCGTCTGACGAATGGCCGACGATTTCCTTGATGAGCTGGAAATCGACGCCGCATTGGGCGAGCAGCGTCACCATCGCATGACGTGTGCCGTGCCCTCTGTGGAGCTCGGGGTCGATTCCGCTCATCTCCATCAGCCTGTCGAAGCCTGCGCTGTCCTCTTTCGGGCCGAGAGGCGTTCCATCCGGCCGTCTAAATATCAGCCCGTGAGGATTGGGCCAATCACGGGTCGCTTTCTCGTACTGTCGCATCTTCGCCGCGAGCATGGGGATGATCGGCACCTTCTTGCCGGTCTTCGACTTCGGTCGCGCGAGGATCCACCGCCCCTGCAATTCAACGAAGGAATAGTTGTCCGGCAGCCTCCATTGCTTCAAGTCGCAGAACGCGGCCTTCTTGTATCCGCATGGATATACGCCGTCCACGTCCGGCTCACCGCAGCCGTGAACTCTCGCCGCCTCGTTGAGCTGCCATTCGACCGTGTATTCACCGACCGTCATCTTTCGCTTCACCGGTATGGTCTCCGTCGTCGTGATGGTACCCTGTCTGACGATGCCGTTTTCGTCGGTGAAATCGACGGTCTTTTCGACCTCGTGCTGTTCGAGAACGTCCATCGTGTCGGTGTAGGTGCGCAGGTGCGACCATTGCGCTCCCAGTATCTCCATCTGCCTCATGCCTGTGAGCAGACGCCACCACCATATCGCCCCTTGTTCCACCGGCATCCTGTCGGCGATTTGGAGCATCATCATCAGTTCGGCCGCGCTGAACGACTGGGCTTCGGCTTGTCGTTCGAGTTCGTACTGCATGTCTTTCGTCTTGCCTATCGTGATCGCCACGACCGGCGAATGGTTCACGAGACCGTCCCTTACGGCCATTTCGTAGACCTGTTTCACGACGGTAAGAATCTTCTCCTTCAGCGATACGCCCGCAGGACCGTTCTCCGTTCCGCGTTGCGTGTACGACTTCGCGTTGTCGATGAGGCTCTGCACCATGCCGGGCGTGATTTCGTTCAGCGGGTACGGGCGCAGGGGCGTGAGGTGGCGTGCGTTCACCGTCATGTAGCTTTCGTAGGTCTTGCGTCGCACCTCGTTGAACTTGTGTTCCAGCCATCGGTCGGCGTATTCGCCGAACCTTGGTGTGTCTGAACTGTTGACGGGCAGTCCCTTCTTGAGGGATTCCCTGAGTGCGACCATGTTCGTGCGGCATTCCTGTTTGCTGTTGCCGCGCGCGTACTTGTAGCGTTTGCGCCCGTTCGGGTATCTTCCGTTCTCGACGGCCCCTAGCCAGACGCCGCTTTCCGTCTTGAAGGGTTTGTATGCGCCGTTGACGCTTCTCTTCGACAT